CGTGACATATTCGTTGTTCCAACTTTGTATAGGAAGATTTATTAGGGTGCGATTATTAGTATCTCTCGTAACATCGGAAGACATAGACATACCAAAAACAAAATTTTCTGATGGGTTAACATATTCTTCGTATACTACCTCGTGATTTCTTAATGAATATTTTAATATGTTTGTAGCATCTTGTACTTCCCTGTTAATAACGTCTCCGCCGGTATAATTTTCTCTTATTGGAGATACATAGAATGCTTTCTCTGCCCATGTTCCCATATTATCTAGTGCATTGGCTAAAGAATTTGGTCCTGTGCCACCAGCCAATACAACTGTATTCTTTTTTATTACGCTGGCCCCGAAGACGTTTTTTTTGCCAGTAGAACTTATATAAATACTATTTGCTGCAATTCCTACGGCGGCAGCAGCAGCCCATTTACCTATAACAATTGACTCTGCTCCAATTACCAATTTGCCTGCTTCGTCACCTATGGCTATTGAGCCTATTCCTTGTGTTGTTTTTCCTGCTTCAGTTCCAATGGCTATCGCGTGTTGTTGTTGATTTGTTTTTCCTGCTTCAGTTCCAATAGCAATTCCGTTTATCTGTTGAGATGTAAATGCAGCTTGATCTCCAATAGCTATTCCGTGTGTTCCTTGATTTGTTTTACCAGTTTCATTCCCAATAGCAACTGTCAAATTACGTTGTCCTGTGTATCCAGCTAGGTGTCCTATGGATATTGAGTTTTCCCCTTGATTAAAAGCAGCAGCGCTAGCACCAATTGCTACCGAGTAGTCGCCTTGGTCTTTATGACCAGCATAAAATCCTAGCGCACTAGCGGCCAGACCTTGAGGACCAATTTCACCGGCGTGTGCGCCAACGTGTAATCCTGTTGAACCTACTTTCCATTCACCACTACCAGTATCATCCCAATAAAGATAATCAGACCATAATAAACCTGTTGGTAAATTTGCAATTCCCGCGGGACCCGTAGGTCCTGTTGCACCTGTATCACAACAACAACTATTTTGTCCAACTCTTCTTGCTAAATAAGATGAGTAATTTCCAAAAGACATTATATATATATTTAATTAAAAAAAATATATATATATTTGAACTTATTTTCCTGGGCTTCTCTTAAAACAACTACTCGGTATAGTTCCCGGATATTTGGTAGTATAATTCGGTTCATTTTAGGTAAGGCTATAAATAAATCTAATTTGAGACTAATTCACTGCTGGAATAGAATGTTCAAACATAAATTGTGCACCAAATGGACAAGTCCACGGTAAATCCGAAGACGGGACTATATCGCCAAATAAGGTTTTAGTAGAGTTTTGCATTACCCACGCAGGATTAAAGGTAGTACCAGAAGCCGCTTGTAATGTAGAATATGTCCAAGGACTAAAAGTTGTTCCATTCATAGCTCTAATAAATATGTAAGGTTGCAAGTCATTATATATGAATCCTGAAGAAGTCTCTGCAAATGTTGGGATTACTTTATTTTCTATTGGTTTGTGGTTATTATTAATTGGATTTGTTGAGTAATTATAGTAAGTATTTAGTAAAAGATCATTCAAAGCAATAACATTCCCAACTGGATTTGCTGGATCAATCATATTATTACTTGTATCTGTTTCAAAACATTTTATAAAATTTGCCTGACCTTCGGTAGTCCAGGGGCCAGTTTCGAATACTCTATTATTACCAAATCCAAAAACAATCTCAAAATAAGTTTTACTACCATTTGGCAGTGCAAATCCATTTGTATTTAATTTATAATTTGTATTATATCCTTCAAATGTAAAAGATAATACGCGTATTAGTTGATCTCTTGGTAACTGTAAATTTTTCTGATCTAATATGAATGATGAATTATTAGTTCCAGTCGCAGGGGGGTACGCAACTGAAGAGGGATACCAAGAATAAACACCTCCAGATAAAATAAGATTATCTGTATAATTAAAACCAACACTAAAAAACGGCTCTGGATTTGAAGCACTATATGTTATTGTTTTCTGTCTATTTCTGATACCATTATTATTTGGATCATTTAATATTCTAAAATAATTTGTGCTAAAATAACCCATACTTGTGGTGGTTACTAATTTATTCATGGCACCCGAACCAACATCAGCTCTATATATTAAACCACCGCAAATATCAGTATCCCTATAACCTATTAAATAATTATTTGGATTTGACCCATTTAATTCGTTATTAGCATTTGTAACACCACTAGTAGTATATAACGCAATTTTATTATCCAGTCTTATATATTTAGTAGAACCATTGATAAAATTACCTATTATTAATTGGTCAGGAGAAGGTACCCCTGTTCCTGCGTTATTTTGATAAATACTATTTACTCTTAGAATATTACAATTGTTAATATCGTTTTGATTAACATCTAAATTATCGTTTAGTGTAATATTATTATTTTGCGGGTTTGAATATAGGTTATCAACAAATATATTATCAGCAGTTAAATTAACAACATTATTAAGTGTTATTTGTCCACTAATATCAACAACGCTAGAACTTGTCCCAATGTTAATATTTGGACAGGAGAGTTTTAAACTATTCACCGAACTCAAATTCATACCAGCATCACCTGAGTTTTCTATAATCATTCCTCCAGATGCACCTTGACTATCTAATCTTAAAATTCCTTGATTTACTCCCGAGTATCCTGGACCAGACTGTAATGTTACATTTCCATTATTTTGCATTTGAAGTATCCCCATTGTTTTAACCTGACCTGCCTCCATATTTTGAGCTAATATTGTTATATTTCCGGATATTGGTGATATACCTGTATTTCCTCGAGAACTCAATCGAATGCCTGAGCTTCTATCCACACTTAATGCACTAATTGGATGACTTGATGATACGGTGCTAGAAGATGTGATATTAATTGGACCTTGTGTGCTCGTTGCCCCCTGTCCTGTTGCTGTAATTGATATTTGTCCATAATTAGCAGCAACAAATATTTTCGGTGTAAAAGCAGCATCGCCTGGATTTTTTTTTGTTTCTAATCTAATACCATCTGTATTATTTAAAACAAACTGTGCTTGAGGTCCAGTAGCACCTGAAAAGCTTGGAACTGCTGTCGATATTTTTGTGCTTCCATAATGGTCAATACTAAAAGGAATACTATTTTGTTTCCCTATATTTATTTGACCAGCCGATGGCATTCCACTGCTTGTATTATAATTATTACTTGCAAAAATATTAAGTGCTGTCTGTGTCGCGAGAGCACCTGGTTGAAAGACTGTGCTCCAATTATTAGGATTAGCACTTGATGCGCCAATGAAAGATACGGCATTGGTCGATGCATTCAGTGTGAGACCATTATATGTATAACCAGTTGCGCCAGTTTGTCCTATAATAGTCGCCTCGTCTCTTAAGATTAAAGGAAAAAATTCATGATTTTCATTGGTTAAGACATTTCTTATGTCACTTCCAGCATTGGTAGTAATAGTAAGAATAACAGTTTCGCCAGTAATAAAAGGTATACTAGAAGTTGCCATTACAATTTCACCCTCATATTCTATATAATCTGTTTGCTCTACAACTGTTATTACTTTCATCATTATAAATTTTCCAGAATCATCTATTTTTGTAATCTTTATGATACCTTTTTCATAATTATTTACTGTTGCTAAAATTTTTAATACGTCAGTTACATCATTATTATCACCATCGATTTTGGAAGCATATATTTTTGTAATTAATGTGGCATCTGCGTTATTTCCCCTAATCCCTTGAGAAGGTCCTGTGGGTGGAGTAATAACATTGTTCCATCCCTCTGTTGAAGGATTTGAATACTTAATAGAAGTTCCTCCAAATAAACCTACTGGTCCACTAGGACCCGTTCCTCCTTGCAAACAGCAACAAAAATGGTCAAAGTTTTTTCTAGCTATATATGCTTCATAATCGCTATATTTTTTGATAGCAGAACTATTTTTTTGTTGTAAGTATCTAGAATAACTTGACATGATTTATATATATATATCTAAATTTTTTATATTTAATAGTAAATATAAAAAATCTTTTATCTGCCATAACATATGCCTAATTTTTTTAAACATTGTTTTGCTTCAGCTAATCCAGCTTGACAGGTGTCACTAAGATTAATGGGAGGAGATGAAATCTTTTGTAAAGCTGATTTCGCATCAACATCAAAAGGGTTTACTAATAATGTCATTTGATAGTATTTTGCTGCCACCGGATAATTTGGTGTATTTTGATATTGGGCAGCAACACCTAAATTATAAAATTTTATACCTTGTTTTCTTTTCATATACTCTTGGTAACTAATAAATTTTTCTTTTTGTAATTTCATTCCTGTTGCACCAGACATTATATACAAACCATATATTAAAATTAACAAAATGGTCCTATGGGACGTTGACATTTCTCTACAACAAGGGGTTCGGGTAAAAACTTTTTAGGAAGAGGAAAGAAACTAGCTTCTGGAAGTTTCTTAGCCTGACAATAAACGGGTTGTCTAGGATTAACAAGATTTGTAGAGTTTATTCCAAAAAGAGCACTTTCTACGTCAGATGTATTTTTAGATAAAACATTGTTATTATATCCATTTGTCATCATCGGCATATTTACTCCTAAACCAGGCATAGCACTTTGCTTAGGAATACATTTAAATTTATAAATCTCAAAATCTAAAGCTCTGTTATATCCTCTTTGTTGCAAACAATATTCACCTGCGCTGTTATTAAGTCTTGTAGAAGCCATAGTATATATTAATCTACATATTTTTTTTCTGGAGAGATTTTTTTAACAGTTCAACATTTTCAGTATCAAAACTTTTATTTTTTGAGAAATCTTGTAAACATTTATGAAATAAATAGAAATTTTCGAATGAGAAAAACAATACTAAAGTTGTTTGATCATTTAATCCAAAAGGAAATGGAGAATTATTTTTGGCATATTCGATTAATCCGTGTTTTCTTAATTCTGATTCAACTATTGGATAAATATAATCAAAGGCTTTTTCAATCTTATCTCCTTCCCATTTTTTTAACTTAAAAGCAGATAAGAATTCTTCTCTATATTTTGTATCTCCTGTATTACCATCAATCTCTCTATAAGTTAGTTGCAATGAATAATTATACATATAAATATAAATATTCATCTATGTTTATGCAGTTTTTCTCTTGATATAATCGGCATCTCTGGTTAATTCTCTGGAAGGTAAACCTCCACGAATCCAACCTTCAGCAGCCACACCTTCTACTAAATTATGTGGATTTTGAATACTAGCAGCAACACTAGGAAGAAGGGGGGTTTGGTCATAATTGAAAGGTTTTTCGGTAACTGTTTTGCAACTTTTTTTATTTCCTGAATAACCCCCTTGTTGAAGTCTAGATTCAATTACTGGTCTGGAAGGTCCGCGCCCTAAATAAGGAACTGTTGCAAAGGGTCTTTCATATAAACTAATTCTGCATTTGGAGCGAGTTTGAATGCTACCAATTTGCAAGTCAGAACCTTCTTGAATATTGCAACCACCTGCGCCACAGTAGTTACCATAACCACCATTATAAAAAACATTTGGTTGTGATGTGGCGAATGCAATTGGTTTTTTCATGCCACAGTATTTTTCGAAATAATTGGTAGTGCTATAAGTTCCAAATTGCTGATTTTGCAAATCTCTTTCTGTAATTCCACATAAATCATCTCCAATTCTAGATAAATTATCAAATGTATACTTGTGTACGCTAGCCATTTGTATATATTTAAGATAATATTATTTTATAGACAATATTATTTTAATAATTTGTGTATCTAGGATTATCTTTTGTGCATTGTAAACCATCTCCTTCTTTACAAGAAGGCATATCACCAAAACAGAATTCAGCAAAACCTCTTTGGTCGTTTGGTATAGTTGTGTTCGCTGTAGCATAAAAATTTCTCATAGAACCGTCAAATTCTATTTTATCTCCTAAATCAAGAAATAATCTAGGATCGGCAGTTTTTTCATTTATTTCACGTTCTACTTCTTTGTTAAAAGCTGGTGCAGCTGGTTTTCTTTTGGGCTGGTCTTGTATTTCAGGCAATAAAACATTCATTAATGGATTTTTCTTTGTAGGTGCTGTAAAACTGTTTTTTGTTGATTTATATACTTCAGGATTAGTAAATCCTTCCTTTTTAATTTGCTTAATCAAATCTTTTTTCTTATTTTTCGTTTGATGTGTTTTAAAAACTATAACAATAATTACTAAAGTAATTACAGCAGAAACTAAAATATTTACAGAACCTGTTCCGACAAAACCTAATAAAGTGAGCAAAATTACTAAACGGGTAACAGCGTTTAATTTTTGCTCAAAACTACCTTTTGAGGGTGGTAATATTTCTGTAATATGATTCATATCGAATAAAACTTTAGGATCATCTAACCAAAATACGTCCGACATTAGTATATATATCCGTAGTTATTTTTTTTATATATTTTTTACTTTTTCCGATTTTTCCTCCTTCGCTTCTTTTTTTTGTTATTAGTTTTTTTTGTAGTTGTTTCTTCACCATTTTGACCATTTTTCATATGCTTGGCAGCTGCCAACTGAGCTTCAGCAGCAGCTCTTGCCGCCCTTCTTTCCTCCAATTTTTTAAGCATTCGTTCTTTTTGTGTGGCTTTTCGAATATTTGTTTTCATATGCGATTGAAACGCATTCATATTGACATTGGCATTTTTTCCTAACGGAATTCCCATCTTACCCAACATACTATTCATATTTTCCATACCAGGCATAGATTTCATTTTTGTCATTAATTCAGATGCTTCTTTCATTAGTTCACTTTCCTTTAACTCACCTGATTTCAACTTAGCATCGAGTTTACTTCCCACTTTTTTTACCATATTCATTAATTTTCCAGGATTCTTAAAAAGACTTTGAAAAACATCACTTACACTTGTAGCATCTTCCATATCCATGTTTAATTCTTCTGCTGTTTCCTCTGCAATTTCTTGTGCTAATTTACCTAAATTACCATCTAATAAACCAGTAATATGTTTATGCAATTCTTCTGGATCTGGCAAATCATTTAAATCTACTCCTGACATATCACTAAACTGTTGCTCTATCCCACTTATATCAAAAGCTTTACTCATTTCACCTATCGATTCTTCTAATTTTTTTTTGAATTCATCTTCATCTATGGCTTCAAATAATTTAGCTGTATCTCCAAAACTATCACAGTTTTTTTGACCACTTACAGTTGAAAATAAAATTAATTGCAAATATTTCCATATTACTTTTTTAGTATTATCACTAATATCTACTTCCCATAGTTTTTTGAAATCTATATCAGGTAGAAAAAATGCATTGTAAGATGCATCTGTAAAAATTTCAACATTTTCATATAAAATATCAAAAAATTTTTGAGGATATAAAGTGCTACAATAATTATGTAATTCTTTAACATTTGCAGATTCACCTTTTTCTTCCATCAAATTTACAATCAAATCTTTGTCAACTTTTTCTTTGCATTCTGGAAACGTTGTGAAAATATCTACATAAAAATCTTTCAGAATTTTCATAAATTCTTTGGGGACAGCAGCTTTTTTTTCTTTTGTTTTTTGTTCCATTGTTATATTTAAATAAATGTTTTAAATATTTAAGTTAAACTAATTCGTAAAATATAAGTTACATAGTTTTGTTAAATTTTGAACATATTTTATAGTTTTTTTTCTATTTGTTTCATCCATATCTCTAAACTTAATTTTAATCAAATTTATTGCGTCTAAAATTTGTGATGAACTCTGTTTTAAGTCGCCTCCTATATCTCTATCATATTCTTTATTTAAGAAAAAATCAAAATCACCTTCTTCTATTTGTTTTTTATATTCATCATTTACACTTACCTTCCATCCTTTTAAAAGCATTTTTGGGTTGGCCTTTTTAAGCGTGGATACAAGTCTAATAGCTGTTTTAATATTAATATCAGCAGGATAAAGTGTTTTTAAATCTTCTAAAAGTTCTAAGAGATGAGTATTAAAGGCGCCTAAAAAACTAGATTTTTGTGAGGACATATAAGAAATAATATTATTTAATTTTTAAATAATATCATTCATTTATTTATTATTAAGATAGTTTAACATCTGCTTGACGCCTTTGTTCCAATTTCCCCATATCAACCGTTCCTATTTTATCAGGCACATATTCATCGGGAGGTGTTTCTATTTTATCAACATAATCTAGTGTAGTATAATTATGCATTTGTCTTAAACCACCAGACCCTTTAGCTTTTAGTTGTTCAGCAGATAAATCTAAATAACAATATTGATCAGACATAAAACTTCCCATTTCATGTCCCGAAAATGCTAAAGGTTCCATATTATTATTTGTAGCCTTTTGATTCAATATTGCTTCTTGTTGTTGATATTGTTTGTAAATATTATCTCCGTATATTATTCTGTTGCCTTGATGCAATAAAAGTAAAGCAGGAACTTTCGTTAATATTGGAGGAAATAACATTTTTTGACCATTTTCTAATACAATATACATTTTGCCATTTTCTTCGACTCTGGAATCAATCGGTATAAAGTGGATGTCATTTTTTATTTTGCTCTTTGAAAAATACATTAACATCTTTTTACAAGAATTACAATAATTACTATAATAAAGAATTGCACTCATTTAATAAATTTAGATGAGTTTCTAAATTTATAAAAATAACTTATTATTTCGAAAATTGATTTAATAATATTCTCTTTTCATATAATAAAAATGACATCTCTAACTGCATCACCAGAAATAACTAGTAGTATTACTCTTCCAAATATCTCTCGATCTACTGAAGATAATGGAACATTGGAATTTCAAATTGATAATGTTAATACTAGTGTTGTTAATGCTATTAGACGAACATTGCTAAGTGATATTCCTTGTTTTGTATTTAAAACTTTTCCTGATTCAGACAATGAAGCCACCATTCATAAAAATACTTGCAGATTTCATAACGAAATTTTGAAACAAAGATTGGGTTGTATTCCCATATATATTAAAGATTTGGATACTCCAGTAGAAAATTTGAGAGTTATTATTAAGGTTAAAAATGATACCGATTCAATAAGATATGTTACAACAAATGACTTTCAAATTTTAGATACCCAAACAGGTAAATATCTTAGTGATTCTGAAGTTTCCAGTATCTTTCCTCCTAGTGGACCTCCTGCCAATGGTTTCATATTGTTTACAAGATTAAGACCGAAAATTTCCGCTAGCATTCCTGGAGAAGAAGTTGACATCGAGAGCAAAATCAGCATTTCTTCTGCTAAAAATAGTGGAATGTATAATACGTGTAGTACAGCAACATACTTTATGACATCAGACCCTATCAAACAGAATTCAGAATGGGCATCACTTCGTGATTCATTTGAAGAAAAAGGATTTACAACAGAAGAAATAGATAAAGAGAGACAGAATTGGTATCTTCTTGATGCTAAACGATTTGTAAAAAAAGATTCATTTATATTCAAGATAGAAACTGTTGGGGTATATACTAATAGAGAACTCTTGCAAAAAGCTTGTTCTTTAATTATCGATAAGTTAGATGTTGTTGAAAAGCTTGCACAACAACAACTTATTGAAATCGTAACAAGCAAAACAACTTTACCAAATAGTTATGACATAATCTTAAAAAATTATGATTATACATTGGGCAAAATTTTGGAATATATTATTCATACAGATTATTTTAAGACCAATAAACGATTGCATTTTATAGGCTTTATTAAAGAACATCCACACGATGAGTTTAGTATTATTCGTCTTAGTTTTATTAATGAAGTAGAGCCCAAAAGTGAAATTAATACTATGATTGAGTATTCTTGTCAGGTGGGAAAAAGAATATTACAACATATTAAGGATTTATAGTTTATTCAGTTTTATAAAATTTTTATTATATAGTATAATATAAATTTTATACTTCGGTTTTTGGTGATTCTTTTGATATATCAGATGAGGCTTGAATAATATCTATTGTATTTTTTCTATGATGGAAATTAATAGCATACATTAATTTTGCTGGATGCAGCGAATTTACATATTTTATTACTTCGCCCAATGACACATAATTTCCCTCTGTTCTTAGTTCTTCAAGATATAATTTATGTAAATGAAACATATGTGGTTTAAATTGATGAGCAAATTCTCGCAATGGTTTTTTCTTGTTGATAAAACACTCGCGATAAAGAATACATAATTGTCTAGTCCATTTGTGCAATTCTGACCTTAGTCGTGAAAATTCTATTTTATATTCAGGATAATATGCCAGAAACTCTTTCACTTTATCCGCTTGTCTCAAATTATAATATTGAAATTGCAGTTTTGGTGAATTACCTTTTAAAAATTTTACTTGTTCATAACTAGGGTTACGTAATTTAGTCCGATAACCAGTTGTCTTATTATACACTTGAATACCTACATTTGTATATTCAAGGTCCATTCTTTGATTGCTATTGTATATTTCTTCCCAGGTATGTTCAGCGGCGCCGGCCGCATATTTCTTTTGCAATGATGTTAATATATCTCCCATAACATCCCTCTCTATAGATTCTCCTTCAGAAATATATTGTATTGAAATTGGTTGTTCATAAACATTCATATCTTGGAATTGATATATATTTGTTAAAATTAATTTCATTTTTTTATGCAATACTACAATCCTGTTCTCTGGATGTTGCAAAACAAAAGAATAACAATAATCAGGGTTTAACATATTAAACTCCAATCCTGTATAATTCATAGCCTCCAAAAACATACTTCGAAACGTTTTGGGAGATTCTTTAAAATATTTGTATCTACCCCCTATACTGCTTTTTGTTGAAATTTCCCAATCTCCAACATCTTTATCATAAAATAAATTTATCATTGTGCCTTCCTCAAATTTTGTTATGACACAATCTTCAACCGTATTATTTTGTGTAAAGTCGAGCCACGACAATGATTTAGGAGGAGAAAAAGCTAATATTTTTTTAGTTTTTTTATTTAATATTACAGAACGCCATAAACCCAAGGTTTTATAATTACTATAATTAAGTCGGGACTTATTATATTTCACAATAAGATAGTCTTTATGAGTCTTTACATTAAATTCACCATTCTCAATATTTTCATCTAACACATCCCATATATTTTTGCCATTGTAAGTGGTAAGGTTATAAAGATTTGACATTGTATAAAAGTTAATATGTTACTTTCTTTAACTCATTTATGTAAATTTGGTATTTGAGATAATTTCTACTGTATTTATAAGATATGAATGAATCTGTTTCAGACGAATCTATTTATTTAGAATTAGGTAGTATTATTCAAATAGAAGCACCAACAAATACTAATATTCATGATAAAATTTATTTTATTGATTATTTAGATGATAATATAATACGGCTTATTGACACAGATACAAACGAAGATTTGATTATTAATAAAAAAAATGGTGTTCTAGGAGATGAAAGTATTGAAACAATCAACATTTTAAGTATTCCTGAACATAAGGGATTTGCAAAACAAAATGGTTTAACTTTTGGTAGAGGGATAAGCATCCAATTTGATGGAGAAGAACCTGTTATTGTAAATGGTATTATTAGTAATTTACGGGATGATATGATAGAGATAACTACACATCCTGATAAAAAAATTTTATATATTGATTTCGATTACAAAGGTATACCTCTTGATTTGCCTATTGTTGCGATAAAACCATTTGAAATTCCTAGTCTAGAGATTGATGAAAAGGTTACAGAAGAACAAAATACAGGTGAGTTGAATAATTTAGAAATCACTCCTGAAGTTGATTTTGATATGGAGGATAGAGAGATTACCCAAGAGGTTATTAAAGCCCGCAGAAAAGAAATTTTAGTTGATGCCGATGATATAATATTTGGAGATGATTTGGGTGAAGTAATACAAGTTGTTACAGTTTCACAAAATGAAAAAAGATATAGTATAAAAAATCAAACAGATGATTTGCTTGACGAATTATTGGCACCTATTCCTTCGAATCAAAGAACCAATACTGTTATTAATAAAATTCATACAATGATAGAAAGATATGAACAACTGAGAGAATCATTCTCAATATTTAACAAAGAAGGTTTGGCAGTTACACCAAAGAAAAAAGGGTTCGAGTATAAACCTTTAGTCGAAGCATTATATAGCTTAGATACACCTTTACATTGGATAATGCCTGTTGTAAGAAATAGAAAAAAAACTTATAATGTTGACCCATTAACAGTTACAGCAAGTGATGATATTATCCCTTATAACTTAGGAGAAAAACTTGACGAAGAAGGCGAAATTTTCCAACAGTATTTAAGTGGAGATGTTCCTGATGATCAAAATAAATATTATTTTCTTGTTAATCGTATTAGTGAATTAGAAACACCATTTTTAACTACAAATGATACTAATAATTTGATTATTAAAACACGTGTAAATAATAATTTTAATGCAGTTATAGATAATCTTGGAGATTTTTATTCCGGTGCTATCAAAGCGTTTGCGCCTGAAGGAAAAGAAAAAACCGTAAAACCGGGTGTCGCTATTAGGTCACGTTTTATAAATACTAGATATATAACAGGGTTAAAAGGTATTTATTATCGAGATTTTAAAAAATCTAAATTGGGGCCCGAGATTAAAATGTTAACGAAAAATGATAAAATGGATATTGTAGGATTTATCACCTTACCTGAAAGTATATTTAAATATAGTAATATTAATTTACCTCTTACTAATATTTTACGAAAAGCTAGTTTACATAATATTAATTTCATTCTGAATGATTTATTACAAGAAAACACCGAAGTAGAACAGCAAATTATCGAACAAGATAAGGCTATTCCCGATATAGATACAAAAACATTTATCAAAAAAATAAAAGAATATAGTTTTAAACAAACTGTTGATTATGAAGATCGTGACACAAAAAGCTACAAGGATTATTTAAATAAACTTGTTCCAAAAACAGATAAACTTTTTGAAATTATACAAAAATATTTAATCAACGATTCTTCGTATTATGAGATAGTTAGACAGATGGAACCTTTTCTTGTTTATGCAAATGATATTAGTTTTCCAACTTATAAGTTAATTCTTGATTATATGCGTAGTAAAATAGATATACGAAAAAAGATAATTGTAGGTAGTGTTCCAGAATTTTTGAGATATATTGGACAAAAATCATTCGAACATCCAGATATTATTTTACCAATTCTCTCTAATATACAAATTCCAACAACAGGAGAATCGGGAAGAATGGTAGCAGCTAAAGAATATGACATTAAAACTGTTTCTAGTTGTGATGTTTTACGACAAATAATATCTATCGATGGTGGTAAATTATTCAATAATATTTTATCATTGGATATGCTGTCATTAAATAGTTCAATTGATATTGGCGAACAATTGCAAGATAAATTAAGTGAAGTTAACAGAGAATTATCGAGTAATGAATCAAAAGAATGTTCTGAATTTGTTCTTGCGAAAAAATATGTTGAAATGGATGAATTATCTGCAGATGATGATAATGATATTTATTTTGATAAGAAATATGACCCTACTAGGTATGATATTTTAGATAGTTTTACAGAATTTAAACAGATGGGTGAAACAGTTCTTTTGAATCAAATAATATTTCATTTGCAGGAAAATGTTGGAATGAAAGAAGTAGATGCATTGGCTGAAGCAAAAGCTTTAATTGAAGGTAAACGTCTTGTCAGAGATGGAGAATATGCATTACTGGATAGAGAAGGTGATTTATATTATTATATTCGAGATAATAATCGATGGCGCCTTGATGATGGTTTACGAGGTAAAGAAGTTGATGAAGTAGCATTTTGTAATCTTAAAACAAAATGTTTAAGTATTAGAAATGAATGTGGTGATAATGATGAAAACAAGGCGAAATTAAATAAACAACTAGTAGAAGAAATTTTGCAACATTTTGAAGGGCAAAGCCATATTGCAAGTGATAATCTTAAAGTGATTGTTGAATCTGAATTGAATGAATCATTGCGTGTCATAAGTCTTTTAAAAGCAATTCAGTTTTATGAATTAAGAAAATATGATATGAATAAAGTTCAAATAGCATTGCAATTAGATGATGTAGAAAGAACTGTCTCACCATATCAAAAGATATTAGATGTTGTTTTGTCTCACTCTGATTTTGTAAAAAAACAAGAAAATATCATAGCGTTTGTAAATAAATATTGTAGAGAAGCTTTTTGGTCTCCATCAGCTGATGAACAAGAAGATATGTATTGGTATTATTGTATAACTACAAATACTAAATTATTGCCAACATTTTTATACGAGTTAGCACAAGCTTATTATAAAAGTCAATATTCAATGATTTTAGATCAAATTTGTGCTGATAGAGGGACAAAAAGTGATAATGGTGATATGATTGTAGATAAATATAGTGGATTTGTAATTAGGCAATTGGAATTTGAACAATTGGAAGGATTTGATGCTGCTGGTAGACCCTTGACTAGTTATGACTTAATACAGAGAGATAAAGGAGATATTTTAATTGATATTTTTGAAATGAAAAAAGAAGAACTATACAAGGATAAAAATGCACAAATAATATCTCGAGTGATTAATACATTAGACCAAAGTATGGGTATTTCCGTTTTATCTGAATCAGAGTTTATTATTAGACATACTGTAAGAAGATTGACACAAGAATTAAAAACAAAGAAAAAATATGATATTCAGGTTGCAAAAATGAAAAAAAAAGGAAAACAAATGGCACCATATGAAAAATATGTTAACGAATTTCTATTGTATTATACATTGGCTTATTATTTAATTGCTTTACAAACTACAACACCTGGAGTTAATGCGGTGAAAACATTCGGAACAGGATGTAAAAAATCATTTTATGGATATCCCACTGAAGCAATGGGAAATATGGAAAGTTTGAATTATTTAGCTTGTGTTGTAATGAATTTAAAATCTGATACCGAACCGTGGAATATATTGCCATCATTAACAAAAAAAGTAAGGGTGAAAATTAAAAATAAAGGAAAAGAAGTAAGAGTTGCTGAAGAAAAAAAGATTATGGATAATGTATCTAAAAAAATTCAGGTTATCATTGATAAAAAAGTTTTAAAAGAAACCGAAGTTCAAGAAAAAATATCATATAAAAGATTTTACTTAGAAACAAGTAATGACAAAGAACTAGCAAATATCCCAATAGATATTGATGTTAAAGGGTGGAGTTTCTTTTTACCTCCTCTTGTTACACAACAAGTTTCAAATTTAAGTCCAGTTAGACCAGAATTTACCGATTTATTAATACAAGAAATTGCATCTGGTAATCCAACCCAATTTGATAGACTAAATAAATTATATGGTATGATGTTTTATTATTCTCTAGGTATTCAAGAAGAAATTCAAAAAGTTGTGAATAAAGTTTCTATTATTCTTACAAATAAAGGAACAACTGTTCCTTATCTTGAAAATGCTTGTTGTAATGAAGGAACTTTCGATACATATAATTATTTTGTAGAGGGTGCACCATTAATTAAAAAATATAATAATATTATTAGAAATTTATCAGCTGTTTATTTTGGAACTCTTGAGGAAACTAAATCGCCATTTATTTTTAATCCCCAAGATACTAAAATGAAATATACTGTTTTGGGGGATGAATATAGTGAAAGAACTATATACCATTCTTTCATATATTTTTGCCATAATAATCCTAACATAACAATTACGGATGATTTGATAGCTTTGTGCGGAGAAATTGGTTCTACAGTCAAAAGTGATGCATTTGGTTTTAAAACTTTATATAATGAAGTGCAAGAATTTTTTGAAAAGATTGATGGTCAACATCCTCTTGAAAATAGAATAGTATTACTTAAACGCGATGGGTTTAATTTTACAAATGAGGCTATGATTAATCTTGTAAATTCTGTAAACAAGCAAAGAATAGTAAATATTGATTTGAATCCTGTTACAGTTTCAGCAAAACACGCTCTTGAAGGCACTATTAAATATTTAAAAGAAAAAGAAAATCCTCTTTTGTGTGGTGAAGTGGTATTGGATAAGTTATATGAATTGATTGATAGATTTTATATAGAGTATGCTGAAGCTTCTGACGAAGGTGTTGTGGAATTACTGGCTTATTTACAAGAATTTAATAACAAAACAGTCAATAAATTATTAACTAACATAGAAACAACTGTTCGATTGAAACCTACTATCCGCGATTTCATTAAAGAAGTTTTTCCAGATCGTGAATCTAAAGGTAGTTTTAAAAAAAATAAAAAACGCCAAGATTCATTTATTTTAAATTGGAAAACAAGGGGACAAGGTATTTATATGACAGAAACAGATGAAACAGATTATGCAATTGTTCAGTATTTAAAAATTATTATCTTTAATCTAGCTAAGGTTTATCCAAATATTATCAAAAATAAAAATAGTTTCAAATCTAAAAAAATTCCTAAGCATTGGAAGGTTGGTAAGTCAGAATTTCATACAACTGATATACAGGAAATCATATTTAAAGAATATAGTAGTTTGGAACAATTTTTTGGAGATAATGAATTAACAAGTATTTTGGATAATGTAATTTCCAAAACAGATGATTTGCTTGATTTGATGAATGCAACACCCTTTTTTGCTGAAACAGAACGTAAGACTATAATGAGTGGAAAAATATTAAAAGAGCTTACTTTCTTTTATTTGCTGTGTTGCTTCAATATGTATATGGATTCTTTAATGGAAGTTCCGGTTGAACTTGTTGTTGATGATGTTCGAGATGATGATGAGGTAGAAGTTCAAGATTCATCATTAGCATATTCATTAGAAGCTGAACTTCTTGAAGGTAGACGTGAACAGCGAAATGAAAAATTAAATAATTTGCTAACTGTCTATTTAGATATGATGTCATCATACAAAAATATTCTTAACTATTCAAATAGTGATATAATTGACAGCGTTCTTAGAGCCAAAGAAAGAGAAAAAAATAAGATTACTACTCGTTTGGGAGATTTAACTGTTGAAGAACGTGAAATAGAAAATATTATGAAAAATCAAAGATTAGGAAATTGGAGTCTTGGACAAACCAAAGCATTGTTTGTTTATGATGAAGAACAATATGATAGAGAAAGAAATGAAATAGATAAGGATATGTTAATTGAACGAGAATTAAATAATAATAGTGAAGTTGTTAGAGAGAATAGGGATATGTATAATTTTGATGCATTAGAGCAAATGGATATTGCCGATAGAATTAATACAGAAGTATATGCTCTTAATAATATTGCAGAAGATGATGATATGGGCGATGATGATGACCAATTTCGCTTAGATTATGGTGACTTATAAAATCAATAATATTTATAAAATAATATTGATTATACTTGAATGCTTCTTACACTTGCAATCGTTTTACAATTATATTTTTACCTGTTATTTCATCTACTTCGACTCTCTCAATTATTTTCATTTCTATTCTAGGTGCATTTTGAGGATGTGGTTTTGTATTATGAATTGGCTCATTATTTTCTTCACAACATTCTCGACATATACCACAAATGGTTTTACACATCTGTAAATTATCTCTACAACCACAAAAACACATATCATCCATAAATTCTTCCAATAAATCTTTTAATCCACATTTCCAGGCAATCATAAGGAAACATAATAGAGTCATTGCGAGTGTTATAAAAAATCCAATTTGAAAAATTCTATTTGTTGTGTTATTACCACAATCCTGGGTTGAATTATTATTCATTCTGCTTGATTCAAAGTGAATCACCTGACTATTACTATTATCATTTGTTTCTATAATATCTTTTGTAATCTTACCTGTTTTATTAATGTATATAGTTATGTTTTTACAAGCTGTATTATAAGGTATTTCGATAGTAATCTCTCTAGTAATATTAATTATCTTATAGTTAGTAACATTTTTCCATTTTATTTTATAAGTATATCTTGTTTCATTTGTCCATCTTGTTTTATCATTCCAACGAATCTTATCTATACAGTGTGTTATATTCTCCAAATCTGTTTTGTTATGCCATCTCGTTTTATCTATCCAGTTTGTTTTATTAATGAATCTTGTTTTGTTATGCCATCTCGTTTTATCTATCCAGTTTGTTTTTTTAATCCACACCGTTTTGTTAAGCAATCGTGTAGCGTTAATAAAGCTTGTTATGTTTATATATTTGTATACTATTTGATTAGTTATTACAGTTTTATTAACCCAGTTTGTTTGATTAACCCAGTTTGTTTTATTAATCCAGTTTGTTTGATTAATCCAGTTTGTTTTGTTAATCCAGTTTGTTTTGTTTATGGTTTGTGTGCAAATAGTAGGTGTATCAATGTAATGTCTTATGGGCATTTTATAAGTATTACTTTCTGACGCATAATTACCCCATTGATCTTGAGTTATCCACATAAAATTAGCTGGGTCAGGGCAAGCATAAAATCTACAGTGCCACTTATCTGTTGCTGTTTTAGTAGTTTCTCCATATCTTGATACCATATTACATCTACCGGTAGTCTCTCCAATACATGCATTTTTACATTCAGTAAGAGTTCCCCATTTATAATTATGATTTGTTGTTGCTCCAGGTATTAGAGCGAAGGGACAATCAGGCCTTTTTCCGGTATGTGTTGTATCTTTATCCCATATTGTATCAGGTATTTGATAATTATCTGGTGCCACATAATCAATGTGAGCATTTGATACAGATGTGCAACTAACCCCTAGCACACATTTCATAGTAACTGTCGAAGGACAGCTTACGCATTCACAAGTGCTACCAGAATTTTGTGGACACCATATTGTGATAGATTTACAATCTCTTTGCCCACTAGCTTGACAAGTAAGTTTAAAAGAATTTGACTGTTTTGCATTTACAGTGCTATATTGATAGGCATCATGACCACTTCCCTGTGTTTTTACAGTGCAATCACCATCTTTAGCACAATTTAATGTTGTTGACTTACAAGTTCTTTCACTGTTTGACGCACCACATTTGATATCATATTCACCGCTCCAAACCTGATTTTTGCAAGCGTCGTGTCCAGTACAAGAGATTGTTTGAGGATTTGAACTTAATGCAAATGAATTACAAAAAATAAACAAATATAAACAAAATGAGACAAATCTTTGCACTTTCATTAAATATATTATATTGTCTGATTTAAGTTTTAAAATTTAAATAAAATAATCTGTATATATTTCAATATGAACAGATTATTTATTCGACGTAATACCACATCAGTATCTATAGTTATTTTTATTGTTTTATTTTGTATAGTTCAGACTGTGGAACCAGCTTTTTTATATAATAAAGATGGAACCTTAAGACAATTTGGTTTAGGTTCCTATACTAAAACAGTAGTTCCCATATGGTTAGTATCTTTAATATTGGCAATATTTAGTTATTTGTTTGTTTTGTATTATTTAACTTATCCTAAATTTAAGTATTAATCTGTTACAGCAAATTGTTTTTCAGTTTTTGGTTTTGATGAGTCAACCTTGCTGGTCCATTGTTTTTGTTTTTCTTTCAACTGACTCGCACTTCTCTTACATTGTATACCCAATATAGCGTTATACGATGTTGAAATAACAAGGCATCCTGTTAGTAAATACCAAATTAATTTAGCAATATTATCCTTTATCATTACCAAATTATATAATTTTGGAATATATTCGTCAGACCCACTTGAAAGTAATTTATTTTGTCGCATTCTACCAATAAAAGCGTCAAAATTTTCAGGTGTGATTTCATTTATAAATGCTGAACTATCCTCACAAACTTGTTGAATTAATTTATTACCACTTTTAGCCGGTAGGATTTTATTAAAAACTCCTTTTACTCCTAGTATCCAAGCTATTGCGTATCCAAAAGTATTAGCAAATGGAGCCCTCCATCCTGGAAAAAGATATAAAAGAAGCATTATTAATCCAAATACTGTAAAATTGGGAAAAACTGTGTAAATAAAAGTACTTACTAATTGAGGCTCACCACAATGTTCTGTTGCATTTGAAAAATTAATAGCAAATTGAGACCCTACAGAAGCCAATACATATAAACCTGTAACTAAATAACTTAATGTTGCATTACTTTTTTTGTAACCGTCTAAAAATAAATAACGCAAGACAAAATAAACACACGTGATGATGGAAAATATAGCTAAAGATGCCGAAGCAGAAATCATTGTTATATAATAAGTATAATATAATTTGATTTAATAAACATAATATATTATGAATATGGATAATAAACCATTATTAATTGAAAAGGGTACAAAATATTTTTTGCAGGAAACATTAAAGAATTGCAATAAGAAACGAACAGTATATTACAATAATTTAACAAATTTAGGACTTTTATTAGGATTTTTATTTATTTTGGGTGGAATAATGATTTATAAATATAAAACTCGACCAACTGAAGAAGCAAGAAAAAAGAAAGAAAAGCTTAAGCAAACTTATATATTAACAAAAATACAATCGCTTACAGATTCTAAGCATCAACAACAAAGTCAAAGTATTACAAATCTTCCCAAATTCGAGAGTGACTTTGTGAAATTACACGAAAATTTTTTTAAAACGTAAGTATAAATGGATAATAACAATGAAGAATCGTGGGTTGCCATGAATGATTTTGAAGATATTAATGAAACCGGAACTAATCCAAATGAAATAAACGAAGTTGAGGAAAAAAACCCCGAAGAAAAAAACCCCGAAGAAAAAAAACCCAATAATAAAAAACCTCGTATGGATTATGATAAGGCGGTTGAAGAGTTTTTTAAAGCAAAAAAATTATATGATGACACTTATGAAAGAACAAAAAAGAAATATTTAAAAAATAGAAAATTAACTTTAGAGCAGAAAAAAGCAAAAATAAAGGCAATAAAACGAAAATGTGTTTTTTGTAAAGGTGTTGGTGGAATGTCGTTTACTAATACAGAAGGATTTTATAGAGGCCAATGTATGGCAGCGGAATCTTGTAATTTCAACATTGATATTAAAAGGGGTCATTATATGTTGATGCCTGAAATTCTAGAAACATTAAATAGTGATAAAGATAATAAAATGGCTAATATTATTGCACTGAAACTTTCTTTATTATTTGGTTTGAAAGATAAAGAGATTGTTACACAAGAATTTGAAGCGCAAAAAGTGGAATATAAAGAAACTGTTGATAGTTTTAATACAGTAAAAACAATGTTAAATCAATTAAATGAAACAAAATTAGAGGATGAAGGTGTAGAAAAAATAATACCAACTCCAGTATATATATCACAATTAAATACTCGATTAAAAGAAGCTTTAAACGAGTTTAAACTTACGATAGATGAATACAATAATCCCATAGGAGATGAAAAAAGTATTATCATCTTACAACGAGCCATGGAATTATATATAGAAACTATAATTCCAATACAAGATAATATACGTCGCGCTAAATATGCTGTAAGTATGGTAGATGTTGATGATAGTGATAATACATATAATTTAATACAGAAACACCATACTTTATCACAATTAGAAATAAATATCCCCGGTCACGAAGGAGAAGTGATAAATATACAATTAAGATAATATTTGTACATACTATATGAAGTTTTTTCACGCACCAACATTTATATTATTTTTTGCATTTGGTATGTTTTTAGTATATATATCAGCACCTGATACGCAAACAATATATGTTTATCCTACTCCAGATAATGTTGACAAACTTCAATACAAAGACAAAGGAGGAACTTGTCATAGTTTTTCAGCGAAAGAAATAGATTGTCCAAAAGATAAAGGAAAAATAATAGATTATCCTATAAATTAAATTAATCACATATTATATATGGTCTTTCAAGTGAAAAGGTTATTATATGGTAGATATAGTAAAATTGTTATTTCAGCAGTATTAGGTTTAGGACTTGCGACTCTTTTTAGAAAAGTATGTAATGAGAGGAGTTGTTTAGTATTTTTTGGACCAAAATATACAGATATAGACAAAAAAACGTTTGGTTATAATAATAAGTGTTATACCTTTGAGAAAAAAACGGGTACTTGTGATAAAACAAAAAAAGTGATTCCTTTTGCGTAATAGTAGATACTTTATGAATATTTACTATTATTATATGTCTTTAGCAGTAGGCAAATCAGTAGTTGTTGATCCTGAGCCATCTGGAACATCTAGTATATCTGGGTTACCTAATAAAATGTCAGCGCAACCTAATCGAGTTGTTTTGGAGAAAAAAGAGTTGTCACAAAATAATGTCGGAGGTCCTCCTGTTCCACCAGCACAATTATCGCAAAATTCAATCAATCAAATTGTTTTAGGACTTCAACAAGCTAATCAAAATGGTTTAACAGATTTAGCTAGTCGTGATATTCCTATGACAACAAATCAGATTACAGCTGATAATCAGGTAAGACCCAATTTTGTCCCTGAATCTACAACGTCTAATTATATTGAAGATGATTCAACATTTGAAAGTATAGGGAAACAAAATAAACAAGCTAAAAAACAACAAGACAGTTTGGATTCATTATATGAAGAATTGCAAACGCCAATTTTTGTTATGGTCCTTTTCTTTTTATTTCAATTGCCTTATTTTCAGAAAGTTTTGGTGAGATTTGCTCCCTCATTATTTAATGTAGATGGGAGAATAGGTCTTACCGGTTTACTAAGCAAGACAATTTTGTTTGGTATATCTTATTATTCTATAACTAAACTAACTACTCATTTGAGTCAGATTTAAGTTTTTTCACAGGAACACATAATTGTTTTGTAAAAATTTCAACTAATTCGTCATTCTTGTAATCATATAAATATTTAATTTCATGAATGCCAGCAGCTAACATTAACCTAGTGCAAATAATACACGGATAATGCGTTATATATGCAGTTGCTCCATCACAACTTACACCTCTTTTAGCACAGTCACATAATGCGTTTTGCTCTGCGTGGACTGTGGCTTGTTCGTGATTATGTCGAACAACAGATGTGTGTGGTGCACCGGGTAGAAATCCATTATAACCTGTGCTAATTATTCGGTTGTCTTTAACAATCAAACAACCGACCTTCAACCTCTCACATGCTGATCTTTCACGCGTCGCCTTAACAATTTTGGTGAAAAATTCATCCCAGGAAGGTCTCTCTGACATTATAAATATTTATTTCTTTTTGCATTTAAGTTTTTTGTAATTAAATACTTTTTTCTGATTACTAAATCGTAGGGGGGCCCCTGTGAAAATATAAAATTGAAAAACGATATAAGAAAAAAAAGAAATATATATCATATTATGTCTAACACAAAAACACAACTAGCCAAACAATATCAGAAAAAAACCGACAAACAACATATTCTTGATGCACCCGATACTTATATCGGATCTGTAGAAGAAGATAGTGTTGTAAATTGGTGTTTAAAAAATACAGAAGCAGGTCAAAAATTTCAACACGCAGAATATAAATGGATTTCAGGTCTTTACAAGTTATTTGATGAGGGAATTGTAAATGCACGAGACCATTTTGTTCGCATTGGCCAAAAAATTGCCAGTGGTGAAGACGCTATGCCTGTAACAAAAATCGAAGTAACTATTGATAAGGAAACTGGTGTTATCAGTATTCTTAATGATGGTAATGGGATTGATGTGGAAAAACATCCAGAACACAATTTGTGGATTCCGGAAATGATTTTTGGGCATCTTCGCACTTCTACAAATTATGATAAAACTCAAAAGAAAATTGTTGGAGGCAAAAATGGTTTTGGTTTTAAACTTGTTTTGATTTATTCAAAATGGGGCGAAATTGAGACTATTGACCACGTAAGAGGTCTAAAATATAAACAACGATTTGAAAATAATCTTGATAATATTATCAAACCTTCTGTTAGAAAATGTAAAACAAAACCATATACCAAAGTAACTTTCCTGCCGGATTACAAAAGATTTGGCATTGAAAATTTGACTGATGATATGTTTAATCTACTAAAAAAAAGGACCTATGATATTGGTGCTGTTACCGATAAAACAGTTAAAGTCAAATTTAATGGAGAAGCTGCACCTTTTCGTCAATTTGAACAGTATATTGATATGTATATTGGACCTAAGAAAGAGACCAAACGCTTGTTTGAATCACATCCACGATGGGAATATGCTGTAAGTATGTCTCCACTTGATGAATTTACCCAAGTTTCATTTGTAAACGGTATCCATACTGGTAAAGGTGGTAAACACGTTGAATATATTTTAAATCAAATCGTGAAAAAGTTGATTGTATATATTGAGAAAAAGAAAAAGGTCAAGGTTAAACCAGCTACAATTAAAGAGCAGCTAATGTTGTTTATAAATTGTGTTGTTGAAAACCCTGCTTTTGATTCTCAAACAAAAGATTATATGAATACACCTGTATCGAAATTTGGTTCTAAATGCGAAGTTAGTAATAAGTTTATTGAAAAGCTGGCTAAGATGGGAATTATGGAGATGGCAATAGCTTCTAATGAACTTAAACATCAGAAGAAAGCAAAAAATACAGATGGTAAGAAAACTCGCTCTGTAAGAGGCATTCCCAAACTAATGGATGCAAATTTTGCTGGAACTAAAAAAAGTGGATTATGCACTCTTCTCTTGTGTGAGGGAGATTCAGCTAAAGCAGGGATTGTATCAGGTTTATCTAAGGATGATAGAAATCTTTATGGTATCTTTCCACTCAAGGGTAAATTAATGAATGTTTTGGATATTGCTCAGAGTAAAATTAATATGAATGAGGAAATTGCCAATATCAAAAAAATTATGGGATTGAATTCAAACAAGATATACACAGTAGAAGATTTGAAAACGTCTCTAAGATATGGTAAAATTATATTTATGACTGATCAGGATTTGGATGGGTCTCACATTAAGGGTTTATGCATTAATTTGTTTCAATCTCAATGGAAGGAACTGGTAAGAATTCCTGGATTTTTGGGATTTATGAATACTCCAATTATTAAAGCTATGCGAGGCGTTAAAAGCGTTTCATTTTATAATGAAAAACAATACAGAGATTGGAAGCAATCCAACGAGAATGGTAAAGGTTGGAGAATTAAATATTTCAAGGGTTTGGGAACATCTCAAGCTAAAGAATTTAAGGAATATTTTAAAGAGAAGCGTTTTATTACATTCACCCACGAAGGTAAAGAGTGTGATGATTCACTTGATAAAGCTTTCAACAAAAAATTAGCAGATTCGCGTAAAACGTGGTTAGAAAATTATAATAGAGACTCTGTTCTTGATACAGATAAACAAGAAATTAGTTATTCGGATTTTGTGGACCGCGAACTTATTCACTTTTCGAAATATGACTGTGAAAGAAGTATTCCTTCAGCTATTGATGGATTTAAAACGAGTCTTAGAAAAATTCTGTATGCTTCCTTCAAGAAAAAGTTGAATCGTGAAATTAAGGTAGCACAATTGGCTGGATATGTTTCTGAACATAGCGGATATCATCACGGCGAAGTATCGTTGACGGGTGGAATTATTGGAATGGCACAAGAATTCACAGGTTCCAATAATATTAGCACACTTGTCCCGAAAGGTCAATTTGGTAGTAGATTGCAGGGAGGTAAAGATGCGGCTTCTCCGAGATATATTCTTACTCAGTTAAATGACATTACATATAAAATATTTCCCGAAGCCGATTTTCCTGTGCTTAACTATTTGGATGATGATGGTATGACTGTTGAACCAGATTATTATGCTCCTATTATTCCCTTTTCCCTTGTAAATGGTTGTCAAGGCATTGGAACTGGGTTTAGTCATAAGGGAACTTCATTTAATCCCCTAGAACTTAGTAATTATATCAAACGTCGTTTAAAGAATCCTATAGAACAAATCGGTGATATTGTTCCATATTTTGAAGGATTTAAAGGAGAAATAGTTAAAATTGCTACACATAAATATCTAGTAAAAGGAAAGTTTGAAATTATCGATAGTAAAACAATTCGTATTACTGAATTACCTGTTGGCACGTGGACAACTGATTACAAAAATGATTTGGAATATATGATGGCAGATAAAGATAAAAAAGGTAAAAAGAAAAGGCCTATTATTAAAAATTTCCGAGATTTGTGCACTAATGATGGAATTGATTATACTGTCACTTTACCTGACGGGAAAATTAATTCTCTTAGAAACAAACTCACCGAATATGGTTGCTCAATGTTGGAGAAAAAGTTGAAATTATATACAACCATTACTACAACAAATATGCATATGTTCACATCTGACCAACGCTTGAAAAAGTTTAATACGATTCAAGAAATTATTGATGAATATTTTCCTGTGAGATACAAGCTGTATCAAGATAGAAAAGCATATCAGTTGAAACAACTTGAGCGTCTAATCAAAGTATTGACAAATAAGGTGCGATTTATTAAGGAACAATGCGATAATGTTATTGACCTAAGGAGAAAAAAGAAACAGATGGTAATTGATTTGTTACAGTCTAGAAGTTATGATGTAATTGACGAAGATGAGGATTATAAATATCTTAGAGGGATGCGTATTGAAGAGGTGGAAGAAGAAAATATGAAGAAGTTGGAAGATAGGTTGTTGGAAATTCAATCTGAATATACGCTATTGCAATCTACAACGGTTGAACAAATGTGGTTGAAGGAAATAAAGGCGTTCGAGAAGCAATATACAATTTATATTAAAGCTCGTATTGAACGTATCGAGGGTATAAAAATTAAGAAAAAGAAGAAACAAAAGATTAAAATCAATAATAATGTTAAGCAATAATTGCTGTATTTAACGTTTAATATAGAATAAATTTTTTCATTTTATATTACATGAATCTTTTTGGTATTAATATCAATATTAAGTTAAAATACTGGAAATTAATATTGATATGTTTAATTTGTATTTTTATATTAGGATTTTTTATTTGGATAACAAGTAGTTATTATATTTACAAATGGTTGAAAATGAGCATAGACAAAGATTACTACTATTTTAATGAATATAATAATGATTGTTCAGAAATATTAAATACATATGGAGACTATAACATCAAGCGTATATATTTAGTAAGACAACCTATAACAAAATTCGCGAAAGTATTATTGAATTTAATTACTTTTTATAAGTTTGAGAGAGAAATGAAGAAATATATTGCAACAACAAATAATAGTGTTTTTTTTCCACAACATACTTCTATCATAGCTGAGGTAGAATTACCAGATAAGACTCGAAAAAAGATTCTAATAGAAAAAAATAATTGCTTGAAACTAGCTTTAGATTTTAGAATATCTAGCAAACAAGATATGAAAAAAATTTCAATTAAAAAACGTTATACTTTAAATAAACTTCTTGATAAAACTAAAAAACGAATAGGAAATGATATATTTTTTAATTGGTCTATTTGTAGAAATAATTGCCAGACTTTAACAAAGGAAATTCTTATTACATTAGAGAGATTTTCAGATGCTAATAAAAAATTTATATACCAAAATGATTTTGCTAAACAAATTAAGTTTTCTGATTTTAGTCTGCATATTATGAATAGTATTATAAATATCTGCAATACATTGGAAAATCTAATAGGAAGAGCTCTTTATTTTTAATCCATTTGAGAAATTAAATTTAATTTAAGTATTATATTTAATTTAAGTTAATTAGAACCACGGTTTTAATTCAAGTGTATTGGATGAGTAAGTGGAAGTTGGTCTATCCATAGGTGTTGCCATTGTGCTAACATCATTTTTGAATTTAACATAACCCTCTGCTTCCCCAATTATTTGCGGAACACTATAATTCATTACAAGTTTATTTAAACCTACTATTTGTTGTGTAATATTTTTAGGGTCATTTAGTGAATGTTGAAGAAAAATACTTCTCATAATAATTTTCAATGTATCTAAATCTTGTGGTCCAATAAGAAATCGTTGGTTTGATAATTTATATACACCAGCTCTGATACCATTTTGAATAATTTTGATATTATCTGCACTAAAAAATGTATTTGAAATCATATTATTTTCCCAATTTCCCGTTAGCGCTTGTCTGTATGATGTTATCTTATTATTAACAGGGACTCTGTCATATAATTGAAATATATCTGGTGCTTTATCTCCTAAAATATCAACTCTACCATTTGCATTTGCATTCATTATTATATTAATAAACGAAAAAAAATAATATATATAATTTTATATAATGTCCTTTCAAAGAATTGTATTAACAGTTGCTTTAGTGACTTTAATTATTGTTTTATGTATAGTTGCTTATTTAATTCACTCAGCTAAAGGAGATGCAGCATTTCCACCAGAAACACCGGCTTGTCCTGATTATTTTGAAGCGGTTGCCAGCACCAACAATCAACCCAGTCAAAGCTGTAAAAATGTCCAAGGTTTAGGAAATGCTGCACCAGGTGTGACAAATTTCGGCACTGGTAATATGAGTTGTCCTGCCAACCAACCCTGTAGCAGCGAAGCTTTAAAAGCTCGGTGCGATTGGGCGAAATCACACGGTCTTACGTGGGATGGGGTCACAAACAGAACTGAAAGAATTAAAAATCCTGCAGGACAAGGAACTATAGTTAGACCTATCTGTTAAATAATTTATCCAAAATATATATCTTTATGGATAAATTACCCAACGAGATTGAAGATTACATTTTTAACTACATACCTTTAAAATCGTTAGCATTGTGTAGAAAACAATATTGGATTGAATATTATAAAAAACGTCTATGTGACATCAAACCAACTATATTCGAAAGATACAGTAGATTTTTAATAAGAAATGATTTTAGCTTTATTTTTGGATTTTATTTGAATTCTAATCTTTCTCTTATTAAAAAACGGAAAAAGATCTATTATCATAACAAAATATTTTGGAACAGAATAGAATGGTTACGATATTTTTCCAGATTGAATAACTCTTCCAAATGTTCTCAAAGGATAAAAAATATTATCAAAACAGAGAGATTAGTATTTAAAAATATAAAAACAAAAAAGAATAAATGGAGCAATTAAACATTAATAATATTTTAGATAGAGGAGAATGTGTAGATAAACTAAAAGATTTTTTAGTATATTTTGAAGCAAATAAAAATAATCTCTCTACTCGCCGAGGAGTATATGTATATGGTGCACCAGGAACAGGAAAAACATATTTTGTAAAGGATATTTTACGTGAATTAAACTATGATATAATTCATTATGATGCTGGGGATATTCGAAATAAAACTGTTATAGGTGACCTAACCAAATACAATATGTCGGATAAAAACATATTATCAATGTTTAATAAAAAAATGGAATACAAAAAAATTGCTATTGTTATGGATGAAATAGATGGCATGAATAGTGGTGATAAAGGAGGCATTAATAGTTTAATCAAGTTGATTCGTCCCAAAAAAACAAAGAAACAAAAAAAAGAAGCTATTACTATGATTCCTATTATTTGCATTAGTAATTTCCACGTTGACAAAAAAATTAAAGAGATGATGAAGGTTTGTGAAACAATAAGATTAAATACTCCCACAACTTCTCAAATTAAAACTATATCTAGTATTCTTATGCCTAATCTTAATAATACCGATATGGACATAATAATTGATTTTATTCAAGGCGATATTAGAAAATTAGAATCTACTTATCAAATTTATAAATCACATCAGAGCTTATTGAAAAATAAAATTATACAAAACATCTTTCAACCAAAACATTATAATGAAGATACAAAACAAATAACGAAAAAATTATTAAATAATCGATTTTCACTTATGGAACATTCTTATATTATGAATGAAACTGACAGAACTAGTGTGGCTTTGCTTTTTCATGAAAATATTATTGATATATTGGAGAAATATGGCAAGAAACAAGCAGTCCCTTTTTATATAAAGGTTTTAAAAAATATTTGTTTTGCTGATTATACTGACCGAATTACATTTCAGAAACAAATTTGGATATTTAATGAAATGAGTTCTATGATTAAATCATTTTACAATAGTTTTTTGTTTCAAGAATTCAATGATAAAAAATTTAATTTTAATCCATCTGATGTTCGTTTTACAAAAGTATTGACCAAATATTCAACAGAGTATAATAATATTCTATTTATTCAAAAATTGTGTGAACAATTAAATATGGATAGAGAGGATATGTTTTGTTTCTTTTTGAATCTAAAAAAAACTCATTCTATAGATGAGATTTATACTTTATTTGAAGATGATAACTATGACATTAGTAAATTAGATATTAATCGCATTTACAAATATTTAAACATCTATTCTAATTACAATTACATTGAATAATTATTTTTTAACTTTTGCGGCATATTCTGCAAAACTTGAAGCATCTCTTTCACCTTGATATTCACCAAGTTTTTTACCACTTTTATCAAGGAGCAAAATAGTTGGAAAAGAAGAAACATCGTGTTTTCTCATAAAATCTTCATCCTGACTAACTTCTATTTTTCTTGTCTTTATTTTTCCTTGTTTTGAAAATTTATCCCATTCAGGCATCATTTTTTTACAATGTCCACAATTAGTCATATGACAGAGAACCATCTCAGCACCAACGGCTCCAGCAAATGCAGTTTCAGGACCGATTCCAAAGTTTTCAACATATTTTTCGGAAAATAAACCCCAAGTTAATCTCTCTACAATAGTTCTGGAAACAATTAAAATAGTTATAATACAAAGAATTTTAACAATAGTATTTTGCTTTCTAAATGTATTAAAAAGCTCGCGCACAGGTTTTAAAAGTTTGGCTAGCATTATATATATTAGTAATATTTTATTGTTTTTGATAAAATTCTAAAAGAGATTTATCTTGTATAAATTGTGAAGGTTTCATTTTTGTTTCTCTTATATAAGGGTTGGGTCCACCTTTTAACAAAATTCTTTTATCAAATGTATTATGTTGATGAGCAAAAACCAATATTGTTTTCATTGGATTTAATTGTATTAAAGGAATCGTATAATTTTTCAAAAAATATTTTTCCTCAGCACCTTCAGCGTTATCTTGATAACTTGTCATACTTAATAATTTTTTTTTAAAAGCAAAGGTTCCTGCTGTAGCGTGTGTTTCTCCATAAGGACCAAACTGATAAATTTTATCTAAATCATTAAAATAAATATAAATAGCGCTACTTCCTACAGCCAAACAATCAGGTTTCGATCTTAATCTATTCACTGCGTGATTCACCCTATCAGGAGGATAATAATCATCATCATCCATATAAACTAGAATATCACCTTTCGACTTTTCGTGCAATAAATTTCTTTTTTTTCCTAGTTTTAATTTTTCTTCATATCTAAAATATTTTACACCTTTAATGTTTTTAAATAAATCTTTAACACAATCTTCTCCGTCATCTATAACAATCCATTCCATTAACTCCTGAGGATAGGTTTGATTTTGATAACATTTAATTAAAGCTGGTATAAAACTTCTTCTATTGTAGGTTGGTGTGCAAATGCTTACAAACGGCTTTCCGTTGGATGAAACCTTTTTTTTTTGTCTTTTATTACCCATAAATAAAAAAGATTTTAATTATTAAATCCTTTTTATTAATTTAAATTAAACTTTTCAAATATTTTTCCTATGGCATCAGGTGGAACATTATTCATCTTCATCTTTCTCTTTTTTAGAAGAGGCATTTTTTCTGAATTAGAGTTAGAAGCGTTGCCAGAATCATTATTAGAATTTGATGTAGAATTAGAACTATTATTGGAATTTGATGTAGAATTAGAACTATTATTAGAATTCGATGTAGTTGATTTTACAATTTTAGATAAAGCTTGACTTGCAATAGGGCCAAAAAAGTAATGCCAAACCATAAGCATAATTAAGCCTAAAGTCATTCCAACAGTTATTTGCGCTGGCAAATATCCGGTTGATATAACTACAGCTCCAATTAGAATCATCCATAAAAACATCATTTTATTTTTAAATACAGTCTTGCGTAATTTTGTAAATCCACCACTTGTCAGTGGCATCAAAAACAAGAAAATACCTAAATAAATATTTTGTAACAATATATTGAAAAAATTCATTATCCATACAGGAAAGCACAATCCGACCATACCCCAAAACCAACTGTTATCGTAAAATGACGAACCTATTGTAGTTAAAGTTGTTGTAATTGGTTGAAAGATAGTAATACCAAAAATAACTAATATAGGTAATAAGAAAATGCTTATTAATTCAGCTATATTATAATAATCCATAGAAATGCCTGGTATTTTTGGAATTTTTGATAATACTAAAAATCCTATAGAAAATAATCTTCCTATTTCAAATAAGATTTTACGTCCAAATCCCCACGAACCTGATTCGGTTCTTGAAAACCAGTTTCCAAAACCTTCTGCCCATGTTGATTCATTAGGATCTTTAAAATTATAAGGAAATCCAACGGGAGGTTTATAACTGAATAAAGGAATATCAGCAAAACTGTTTATTTGCGAACTTGCCGAAACTTTTCCTGAATTTTCATATGGTAATTTTGTCATATCAAAGGGCAATGATGTTTCTGAAGTTTTATTTTGTAATGCCCATAATGCCATTCCACCAACTAATACCCATATAATAAACTGAATTAAAAACTTTAAATATGCTATGCCATAATCCTTCCATCGTTCATTCATTGGTTTATCTTTTTCTTGAACTTTCTTTTTTGCCATTTTAATATACATTATTGGAATATTAAAATTTAGATAAAAATCTTGCTAAAACGGTTAATTATTTAGGGTGTTTTACATTTCAAATAAAATATTGGATAATTATATATATGTCAGCTATAGGAAAAAACGTGTTTAATATTGTTTTGGCAGTTATAGTGCTTTTCGTAGCCAAACATTTTTTAAGTGATTTTGGCTTAAAATTATACAAGATGTATTATGGTGTTGAGGGAATGACGGGTAATCAAAAAGTTCCACAGAAAGGGACGTTCATTTCAAACGAAGGAAGGAAATGGAAAAACCAAATACCTTTTAAAGTAAGTGAAAATATATATGTTTTCGGCGGGTCTGATGGAGGTTGGTTCAAGATGGCGTCTGTCGATTCTAATGGAAATTTTATCGAAAATCGCTATACTAATAAGTGTAACTCTATTGATGAACTCACAATTGATATTTGGAACTCTGCAAGACGGGGCGGTTCTTACGCAGTGACAGATATAATATTGGGACCGGCAGCACCAGCAATAACTGAATTAAAAAGTTTGGAAAGAGGTGCTACGGTGTATACTGGTTGCGGTTATACATACTCAACGAAAGAAGATAGAGATAGACAATGTGGTTCTGGTGGAACATCTAAGTGGATTGATGATTCTAATGTTATTAATAAGTTAGCCAGAGGTGCTACAGTGTATACTGGCTGTGGTTATACATACTCAACGAAAGAAGATAGAGATAGACAATGTGGTTCTGGCGGAACATCTAAGTGGATTGATGATCGCAAACCAGCACCAGCACAAGCAGCACCAACACAAGCAGCAGCACTAGTAGCAGCACCAGCACAAGCAGCACCAGCACCAGCACAAGCAGCACCAGCACCAGCACAAGCAGCACCACCAGCACCAACACAAGCAGCACCAGTGCCGGTAGCAGACACCCCGATGCTAATCGATGCCACTAGTTGTTCTGGTTGGGATTGTAATATTGAAGGACAATTTTGTCCTAAGGGCGTTCCAGGCGCTTCAGCCGGAAACTTTTTGTGTAAAGACAATAAATGGATGCAAGTTGATTCAAGACCTACGTCACTAGCAGCACAAGCATCAGCAGCAACTGATGAAGCAAAGGTAGCTGATGCAGCAGCACAAGCCAGTCAAATGCATTCAGACGCTCAAATTGCTACAAATGAACCTACTATTTCTCCTGGCGCTTCTATAGGAACCTGGGGTGGTAATAATGATTCAGGAGTTCCACAAGATTCAGTTGCTTCTCAAGCAGCTAGCAGCAACCTTGCAACGCAACAAATAATTCCCGGTTCGGCTTATCCTAGTAATACTACAGTGGCAAATATAAGCGGTGTTTATCCAACACAAGATAGTTTAAATAATATACAAGGAGGAAATGCACAACAAACTATGGCTGGAGTTAATACGGGTATGGCACCTTCACCATTAGCCCCAACATCAAGTGAATCGGTTTCTAAGGCTAATGATGCAATATCTAGAAATATAACAGGAGGCGATGAACAAGATGCTGCTATCGATATTTCTATTAAAATGAAAATGTCTGAACACGTGGCAAAAAATTTAGTAGGAAACATTCCACAATATACAAATCCTCAACAATATGCTAGTGGGAGAACAACAGGATTAGATAATAATAGTTATAATCCTAGTTATCAGTCAATGCCTCAAAAGAGTTTGGGGGCAACTTATGATAACAGATTAGGTGGAAATTATCCATCATATTCTTATAATACGCAAAATAACGCTGGGACAGCATATACAGACCAATACAAACCGGTAAATCCCGGTAAAAAACCTAAACCATACAACTCTCTTATGGATTTATTTCGTTAATTTGATTTAGTTTTAAACTATAAATTAAATCAAATTATTTTGCCCACATCAGACCTATGTTACCACTGGTTATAACAATCATATTGTATCTTTCCTCAAAAATACGCAAATCATAATTATATTCATATAAATCTGTTGTAGATTTTCTTACCCCGATAATATTATTATTTGCATCACATATATTTATTACATTTGCGCTAGGGTCAATTGGTGGTTCTATTGTATTGTATTCAAACTGAACATATTTAAATTTATTCATATTCATAGCACCTGATGGCTGATATTCATTTTGATTACTATCTAAGCAAAAATTATAACAATACAAACCATCTTTAGCATTACCAGTTGTGCGAATATATTTTTCCATTAAATTATATGTTCCTTCTGGTAAGACTACTTCTCTATAATTTCCACCAATTAGAATGCCTAGGTCTATTAGTATATTTTTAATATTTTCATTTTCATTATTTGGATCTATTGTTTGTGTCCATTGGAATTGTGGCGGAGGATTAACAGTAGGTCCTAATGGAACCCAAGTATCAAGTCCCAATGGCAAAACATTATTATATGGCCAATTAGAATAGTTGCTCCATTCATTTCGCAAATTTGCATCACTTCGTCTGAATCTCCACATATAATTTGAAACCATATCACGGGATGGAATATCTATTACTTTAGAGCCTGTGGCATTAAGAAAATCGTGATAATAAGGATTTCTAATTAAATATTTATGTTCTGACCTAGCAAATAAGTCTCTTTCTTGATTATCTAAAAAGTAATAGTTTGCCATAAGATGTATATCGGCATTCCAGCCAGTTTTTCTATTTATATAATCTGCTGTTGCTGCTGCTTCCGTTCGTGGAGTTTGTAAAAATCTCCACAGTTGATGATTGATATTATTGGGATTTGGGGCTATTCTAGGTCCAACACCACCAACCATTTCTGCGAGATTAGCTTGAATATCTGCAATTGTATATAAATCACATATGGGACGTAATGTTATTTCAATATGAATTTCTTGATATTGTAAAGCTACTAAAGGCATAGCCAATTTGCTACTGCCACAAAACCACGCATCAATAGGAATATATAATTGTCTTGAACGAATGGATGGTTGTGCTTCGGGAATTGCACCAACGAGAGGTGTTTCTACCGCAGCATTTGGATAAGTATTAACATTGCCATTTGCATTAGCAGGGTCGTTTAGTTCAGGTATATTACCTATCATTTTATCCCATAAATCTTTTTTTCCATTGTTATAATCTCTCTGAACCATACAATATAAATATTCGCCAGTATATTCTTGCAACTTACTTCCACCAGCACTAATCGAAATATTTTTGATCATTTGAACTCCTAGATTTTCTATCCATCTAAACTCGTAAGGAGTAGCAGTGTTATCAGGTAATTTGTCATTTTCTGTAAAAAAAGGACTCCATATATCAGGAAGATTTATAACAATATATGTGTCACCGATCATATCACCATACCTTTTTACTGTAAATTTTAAAGTAGATTCTTGTGTAAAACTTAAGTTTCGCAATCCTTCGTAATCCAATCTAAATCTCTGCATACCAAAATTAGTATATTTATGATAAACTGCCTTAAACATTGTTTTTGTTGGATTACCTGTTAATATTATATTTTCAGAACCGTATGCTGATAAATTCATTAATCCACCTACCATTAATATATTATTAAAAGATTATTTTAAAACTTTTTTTTGTTAAATATTATATTTAGCGTCATTATCAAATATTAATATATGATATATATATATTATGCCAGGTCCAAATGCTAATAATACACTGAATAATGTAGCACCACATAAACATAAAATGACAGATATATTAACAGGAAATTCTGGTTTAGGTGGTGCAATAAAAAAAACAGATTCCGCATTAGAAAAAGGCGCTGTTGTTGCTACAGCATTTGTAAGAAAATTCGGCGGCAAGGTTACAATAACAAAATGGTTCCTAATAGGTCTTATTATATTAACTATAATGGGAATATCATATTACATTAGAACACAAATTAATAAATTGTCTAATAATGCTACAAAAATGGAAAGTGAATATAATGAAGGTTCAACAATTGGTTCTATTCAATCAAATCAAGGTAGATTCTCTCATAATTTAAGAGATTACTATATTGCGAGTAGTTATAATAGTTGCTGTGGCGGTAATTTTCAAAATGATTATGTGGATTTAGAACCATTAAAAGAAGTTATTAAAGCTGGTTCTCGTTTATTAGATTTTGAAATTTATTCTATTGACGGCAAACCCGTTATCGGTGCTTCGCCTAACAACAATTATGATTTAAAAGGAACATATAATAGTATTCCCTTTAGTGCTGTAATGAACACGATAAAAAGTTTTGCATTTTCACCTGGATTTTGCAACAACGCCGATGATCCATTATTCCTACACTTTCGGGTTAAAAGTGATAATACCAATATTTATAGAAGTATGGCAAAATCAATTACCAAAAATTTTAACAGTAAATTATTGCCTACTAAATATGGAAGAGAAGGACGGGGTGGATTTGGAAATATAGTTCAGTTACCTCTTCTAAATTTTAAGGGTAAAGTCGTTATAATAGCAGCGAATGATAGTAATAATTATAGAGATACTCCATTAGAAGACCTTGTTAATATGTCAACAGGAACACCATTTTTAGATTCAAAAAGGAATTATGATATTCAATACACACACGACACACAAGGATTAAAAGAATTTAATAAGAAAAATATGACACTTACAATGCCTGACCTAAGTGCAACAAATAAGAATGTCCCGGCTGCCTTACATCAACAATATGGCTGTCAATTTGTTTGTATGAATTATCCAAAGTTAGATTCTAATATGGAATATTATAATAATTTTTTCAGTGAAAATGGAACTGCTTTTGTATTGAAACCCAGTCCACTACGCTATCACGTTACGAAAATACCTAATCCAAAACCACAAAATCCAAAGGTTTCGTATGCAAAGAAAAGTATATCATTGCCAATGTTTAAGGCAAGTATTTAATTATCTTTTTTTCACATTATATATTAATATATGAAGTGTGACAAAAAGATGACGTTTCACGAATGTGAATTAACTATACTAAGACAAGCTGTAGATAAAATAGAAAAAAAAACAGGAAAGACTCTCATAAAGAACCCACAAATTCAAGAAATTATTCAAATAGTAGAAAATTTTTTGAAGTTAAAAAAACGCGTATGTTATGGTGGAACAGCTATAAATAATATATTACCAGAATCAGATCAGTTTTATGATAAATCCGTTGAACTACCAGATTATGATTTTTTTTCCCCAGACCCATTAAATGACGCGATTTATTTAGCTGATATGTATCATAAAGAAGGATTTGAAGAAGTTGAAGCTAAATCTGGTGCACACGCTGGCACATTTAAAGTTTTTGTAAACTTTATGCCTGTTGCTGATATTACATTTTGCGCACCGGAACTTTATAAAAGAATTAGTAAAGATGCAATTGTTATTAATGGTATTTCTTATACTCCTCCAGATTATTTAAGAATGTTAATGTATTTGGAATTATCAAGACCTAAGGGTGATGCTGGTCGGTGGGAAAAAGTTTTAAAACGTCTAACTTTATTAAATAAAAATTTTCCCTTAAAATCTAAAAATTGTAATGTTCGAGATATCCAACGGTTGTTTAAGAGTGATTCAAGAGATAATTATGCGGCAGGTTCTAAAAAATTGGCTAGTGGTGAAATTTTTGATATTGTTAGAGATACGGTTATTCGTCAGGGTTGTGTATTTTTCGGAGCATATGCAAACCGTCTTTATTTAAAGAAAATGCCAAAATTGCGTCGTGAACAGATAGCAAAAATTCCTGATTTTGATATATTATCTGATAGACCCGCCGAAGTTGCTGAAATTATCAAGAGAAACTTAAAAGATGCTGGAGCAAAAAATATTAAAATCAAAAGGAAGCCAGGTGTAGGAGAAATTATAGCACCTCATTATGAAGTGACTATAGATAAGGATACAATTATATTTTTATATGAACCAATGGCGTGCCATAGTTATAATATAGTTCATTACAAAGGACAAAAGATAAGAATAGCAACATTGGATACTATGCTTAGTTTTTATTTAGCATTTTATTATGTAAAACGGCCTTATTATGACCCAAAAAGAATCTTGTGTATGTGTGATTATTTATATAAAACTCAGGAAAAAAATAGATTGCAGCAAAAGGGATTATTAAAAAGATTTAGTATGGATTGTTATGGCGAAGAAAGGCATACAAAAGAAAAGAGTAGAGCCCATAAATCCGAGATGTTTACAAAACTTAAAAATAATAGAGGTAGTGATGAATGGAATTGGTATTTTTTAAGATATGTTCCAAATGAAATAACAAAAAAATCAAAATGGAAAACAAATAAAAAACAAACGCGTAAGAGGCAAAAAAAGAAAAAGAAGAAAAGAAAAACAAAAAAACGTGGGTTATTTTCACGAATTTTACTTTAAATTGAATATTTAAAAAACATTTTTAATTATTTTAAAAATGTCTTTCGAACCACACTATATCAACACATACATAATATATTGTATAATTTGTATGATATTTACCATTATTATTTTAGAGTTTTATAATAAATTAGTAACCTATAATTTCAAATAACCAATCCCACCAAGATTGCTGTTGCCTTCGTTTTAAAATGTGTCTATATCTTACTCGAGCTTCCTGACACAATCTCTCTAATTCTTTTATTTCTTCTTGTGTTTGTGCCAACTCATCTTTTCTTATTAGCATATACATTATTATAACGATTTAAATTTTCTTGTAAATTACAAGTATCTTTTAAATCGTGTATACATCCCTTATATTGCCCGCGTATATTTAAATGGGCACAAATAAATTTAAACTCTTGTCTTAATGGTTCCCAAACTTTTGATTTAATTAGTTCAGGTTTAAGACCGTTTAATCGAATATCACAACCTTTTTCCAGACGACAATTATTTGGATTTTTAGAATTACAAACAATAGAATCGTTTTCAATTATAGATGAGGCAATTCCGATTTTATTCATAAACTTAGCAATTTCGGAACAGTTATTAATCATACCCATTTTAGCAGAAACTGATAATACTGATGTTGTGTTATTATATTTTGCCATATATTTTAGCATAAAATTTTTCGTTTAATATTTTTTTCTCACAGTTTTATATAATGGTTAAAAGACATCACAGAGGAAATGACGGTAAATATCACATTGGTGGTTCATCTTTTGAAGTTTTAGAAGGGTCCAGAGCACAGGTAATGCACCGCACTGCATTCAAAACCAGTGGTGGATTGACTCGAGCTCATCTTATGTTTAATAAACACGGTCGAATTGTTTCCAAAAAGAAGCACGCTACCGCTAAAAGAGAAAAACGTTTAGAAAGAGCAGGTTACAAACCTAGAAAGGGAAAATTTGTATTAATGCGTAAAGGAAGTCGCAATAACAAACACTCTAATAAAACTCACAAAAAACGCAGTCACAAGAAACGTAGACACACATCAAAGAGACGTAATAAGAGTGGTCATTGCCATAATAGCAGCGGACGTTTTGCTAAATGCTAAATGCTAAATGCTAAATGCTAAATGCTAAATGCTAAATGCTAAATGCTAAATGCTAAATGCTAAATGCTAAAGTATCCATGATTAACTAAATTCTCTGAAATATACTTTTCTGGTATATTACTTTTTAAATATTTAGTAAAATAATCCTTACTAACGGAATTATTTTGCATATCATTTTTAACTGATTGCATCTGATACGCGCAATAAAATTTGTATAAATCTGAGATGCTTACTTTAGTAACTTCTTTATTATAACTAGTCTTATAACTGTCAATCCATTTATTAATATCTAACCATTTGCACCATAAACTGCATTTTATATTAATAATATACTTACCATCTTGTATTTTTGCAGAATAAAAATACATTATAATTGTTTTCATCATTTCTTGATTCAATAATAAATTTGTTGTATTATTAACCCACTTTCTATATAGGTGACAAATTTCTCCTATTTCATATTCGCAAAATGCAGCTTTACATTCGGTTATTGTTTTTTTCCAGAAAGATTTAAATTTATAAATTTTATCAATAAAAGGGCTACCTATATTTTTAAATGCATTAAGATTCGTATCATATTGATATGTTTTTGTTAAATATTGTTTCAGAGGGTCGATAAACAAAAAATTAGGAAAATTATTTTGAACCAAATATCTTTTCCATACAAAATAAATAATTTCCCAATCTACCGTTCCGGTTGAGCTATTAAAGCAAGATGTTGAAAAATCATTTACAATATCAACCTCAGTTTTGTTTTGCAAGTATAATATATAATTTTTCACATCCGAATCAGTAAAATTATTTTTGATGAAATTTTCTGAACCATTGTATCTATCTGAATAATGTGTTGATACAGTTAGAATATCAAGTGTGTAATTTTTTATAAAAGTATTCCAACAATGATTAGATAAAACCGCTTTATTAAATTTTAAAATTCTACAATCAGTCAAATTATGTTTATAACATCTCCATTTAATTGACGAAGCAGAGAAACGATTGGTATAATCGTATATATTATCATTAAGAGCAGTTATAAATGATTTGCTATCTCCAGAAAAATAGTGAATAATATTTTTATTTTTTTTCAATATATTATCCCCAATAATGCTTAAAAAGTATTTGGCTTCTTCTTTAGAGTTTAATATTGTGGGATATAAGAAATTAATTACATTTTGAATTGTTTTTGATTCTGGAATTGACCTTAACATACTTTTATTTTGTATATTTTCTAAAATAGCGTTTTTAATAGAATGTTTAATATTGGGGTCACATCCTTTTGAATAAGTATAAACAGCGTGCCAAATTTCGTCTTCATTTATACGTGAATAATTTATCCCATTATACTTTACAAATGATTCAGTATTCCTAATATAAAAGTATTGATTATCTGGGTCATTTAAAAATCCTACTACATATTTTACTAGGTCTGATGATTGATTGTTTTGCCGATTTTTATCAAATCTTTCGAGACTGGATGGTATTTCTTGCAACATTCTTTCTAATTCTAATAATACTCCAGTATCTTCTGAATATTTGTTGTTTACAGTCGCCTTAATACCTTCAATCGCTTGTAAAAATTTTTGCATATAACTATTTGAATACTTATAAGTTTAAGTTGTTTATATAATTGTTGATAAACTCTATTTTCTCTAATTGTGGATAAGTTATCCTTTTTCTGCAATCTTTTATTAATGTAATTTTTAAAAAACTTTTTTGTTCTTCGCTTAATAATTCAAAAGCTTCTTTACTTTCTAAAGAAGGAAATTCTTCACTTATTTGTGTATATCCAAATCCGCGACCTTTTATATTGTGTGGGTATTTTCCTGTTAATAAAATCCAATATATACATCCCAGTGAATATATATCACTATTTGAATAGTAATGTCGCAAATATATCTCTGGAGCACAGTAATCTTTTGTTCCCACATTATACTTTATCCTTTTTAGTTTAGTTGTTGCCGGATGTGAAGAACCCCAATCAACAAGAGTTATTTTTTTACATTTTGGATTATACATAATATTTTCTAATTTTAAATCTAAATGCATATAACCTTTATTAAATATACAAATTAATGCTATACTAACTGACCCAATTATATGCTTTATCCATTCATAATCAATCTCATTACTGTGTGATGTGAAATATTCAAATAAATCTTTTCCTGGCATATGTTCCATAGTTAAATTGGTATATGTTTCCATAGTTTTAAACATTAAAAACTGTGGACAAAAAAGACCATTTAAATCAATCAATGTTTTTGCTTCTAATAATGTTCTATTTATATGGTGCAATTTCCCTCGTTTTTCTATTAATTTTTTATTTGCAATAACATTCGTAAAAACAAATACAGAACCAAAACCGCCGCTACACAAAAATACCTTTTCATCTTTATTTTTTACTAATTTATTATTTTTTTTTATTTCTATTTCTAATCTTTCTATTTCTGTTAATATTACTTCAGTAGCAGATTCATCTACTACTTGAGTATTTTGACAACAAAACATATTAATTTATTATAAGATTATTTATTTAATACACACTTTATAAGTATTTAAAGATTGTTAGAGAGAAATCTATATATGTCAGAATCAAATGATGGTTCCCCAGGTAAAGTTTTAGAAATAAAAACTGTTCAAATTGCTCCATTTAGAGTATTGATGACAGCATTAAAAGATATTCTATTGGAAACCAATATAAGTTTTCAACCGGATGGTATAAGAATTATAAATATGGATAAATCTCATACTATTTTGGCACATTTATTTTTGGATGCAACCAAATTTGAATATTATTATTGTAAATATCCCAGAATTATTGTTGGTGTAAATATGTTTCATCTTTTCAAACTTATTAATACAATTGATAATGATGATACATTGACTATCTATATTGATGAAAAAGAGTATAATGATGGCGTTGTTGATCAATTAGGGCTTAAATTTGAAAATGGTGATATCAAACAATGTAAGATTCAGAAGCTTAAACTAATTGAACCTGATGAGGAAGAGCTTGAATTACCTGAAGTCAAATTTTCAAGTGTTATTAATCTTCCTTCAACAGATTTTCAAAAAATTATTAGGGATTTTACCTATTTATCCGAGAGATTAGAAATTAAATCAGCAGGAGAAGAACTTATTTTTAAAGCAAATGGTCCTTTTGCTATGTGTGAATTGCGTAGAACAGAATGCGATGGTAATATGTCATTTATTCATAAAGATAGTAGTAATAAGGTAATTCAGGGAGTTTTTTCATTAAAAAATCTAGGATATTTTATTAAATGCACTAATTTATGCGGTCAAATTGAGATGTTTCTTGAAAATGACCTCCCTCTTGTCGTTAAGTATTCAGTTGCTTCATTGGGTGAAATTAAACTATGCCTTGCTCCTTTACCATCTCAATAAATAAATATATGTTAAATAATATTTATTTATTTTCGTTTTCTGCGTCGTCTTTGTTTTCTAGTTTTTCTTCTCTTACCAATTCTTCGAGATTTTCTACGTTTCTTTTTTTGTTTTCTTTTCCGCGTATATTTTCTTCTTCTTCCACCTGTTTTTTTTGATCCACTTCCACCACCATAATCGCCTTTACAAGCTAGTATTATTATTTTTTTTCTCATTGGAGGACCGTGGTTGCTAATTAGATTCATAGCATTTTCATTAGGAAGCTGACCAGTGCTAACTTTTTCTGCTAGGTCTACAAGTGTAAAATTTTCTTTCATATGCTGTCTGGCATTTGAAGCGTGTGCATTACCAACATTTTGCAATGTCATAAGTTCCCTGCCGGGCCTGTTGCTAAATTCCCAATTTCTATCCCCCGTCCACAACATTATATTATTTGAGCTACCAGGAAACATCGATTCTAATTTATATTTCATATGTGCGCGGGCACTATCTCCTTGTGTACTTTTCTCCCACAAAATGGGACCATAATGCCTTACACCCTCTGCTATTTTTTCAGGATGTTGAGCATTGATAGAGCTCACACAGAGTTCTCCATCCTGGACTACTTGTATTATATCTAAATGTTTATTAATAAGTTGTTTTTCACTTGCTGTAAGCTGATTCCCCAGGCGACCGTGAAATCTCATCACTTGCATCTTTGTTGGGTGTGTAGTTAATTTTGTAAATTGATTAGTTAAAATGTTAATTCCATTATTATTATTATTTAATTTCATTGCCATTGATGCCATATAAATTTTATTGAGAAAATAAAAATTTTATACATAGTTATTTTTATTTTCTAATAATTAGGCTTGTGTTTTTTAAATAAACAACCGTGTCCTGGTAACCCAATACCTTCATCTATTAGACGAGGATTTTGAAAGTCCATATCTTCCATCCATACTTTTATTATACAAAATGCTCTCTTAGGTGAAATGGTAACACCTGTTGTTTTATGCAAGAAAGAAGTATCACCAGAAATTGTTTCTCCCATAACACTAAAACTAAGTTTAGTCCATAATTCGCTTACGGATTTATTTGGTATTTTATATGAAAAGCACCCTCCGTTACGATTTCGGCTATCTTCCCAGGTAGGTGTAACACCATCCCTCATTAGAAACAACATACAATTGGTAGTCAACTTTTCAGGTATAGATTTATATAGTTCAACTGCTTCTTCACAAGAGCCAATTGTCATTATACGAATATAACTTTCCATTGTCCAGTCTGTATCATGTGGTAAATGAGCCCACAGAACCCACTTATCATATAAATTATGAGTTTCTTTAGAGGTGACTTCCATAGGAATTTGTTTTGTAGCCATTATATTTTATATACTTTTCAATTTTTTATATTGTTTTTGGTAATAAATTATTCTAACTGGTGAGTCTCATAACATTGTTTCCCTAAAAAGATATAGTCTTTATCACTGATTTTAAAAAGATTTACACTATTATCAATAATGTGTATTGTATAAGTATCATCTAATCTCTCTCCATAATATTTACTTAAATACCATTGTAACCACGGTTTTGTAAATAATTTATTATCAGCCAAATAAAACTTATCTAAATTTTCGTGAATACATATTTTTTTATTATTTTGCTCTAGTTCTACTTGAATGAATTGTTTCTCGATAGGCAAATAATCTATTTCTAATAATACTGTATCATTTTCTAAAATTTTAAAATATTTTTTTCCATTTATTTTTGTTGACACCATTTCTAAATCGGTTATATGATTTTTTTTAATATCTTCGCGTGTTTTTTCATTTACAAAACTTGTAACCAACGCTTCTTCAGGTTCCAACGTGTAATGAATGTATGTATCATTTGATTCTTCTTCATTATATTCTTCTCCCTCATTATCACTATTTTTCTCTCCCTCTGTAAAAAATTCGCTCGCCTGTATATATGTTCTCATACTATACCACGTTGCTTTTGCCATTAAACTTTGTGCTCCGGGTCGGTCTATCCAATAATATACTCCCAATGCACCTGCACTAAATATTGCTGTTGATGCTAAATAATATAAAGTGGAAAAAATCATCGTTTAAATATGTAATAGATTATAATTTTAAATACTTTTATACAATAATTTATATTACAATATTCATATAAATTATTTTTAATTATTTGTAATAATTTAAACTTGTAGCACCACTTCGTTTCATTTTCATATCATTCAATACATTTTGTGTTTGCTCCGAAGGAGTTTCTGCAGAATTATTATTACCCACAATAATCTCACCAATTGTATTTGCTGCACTATAACCTTCATTTAAAAATATATTTAATAAAGAAGCTAAGAGTTTATCAGTCTGGTCTTTTCCTAATGTGTTGTTCATCATTGGTAAAACTTCTACCATCCATATTTGCGAACATTGTTTGGCAGATAATGTTGTGCACTGCTGCAATGTTGTTAATATATATTGTGATAGTTTCTGATTTTTTGTTATAGAATAGGTTTGGTCAACTATTAATTTAATTTTTTTATTTATATCCATTTCTTTTTTTGTATCTTTTGCTGTTGCCGGTTGGACAATATCTTTACCATTCTTAGGTGAATCTACATACACTCCTTCAGGAACACTAGTAGAGACAGGTGGTATTAAGGTCGCTGTTTGTGTAGCAGTAGCAGCATCTTGTCTGGCATCGGGAATAACTTTTGGCTTCTCTTCATTGGGATCTAAAATCTTGAGTTTACCTGTTGTAGGGTCTAATCCAAACATCAACAATAACATACTTACTATTAAAGTCATAAGTATAAAAGGAATAAATACTATTAACCACGATATTATTCCTAAACCCAAACTACATAAGTAATTTAAAAGCATTGTAAAAATTAAGGCTACGAACATTTTTGTCATTGCTAGATTATAATATCCTTTGGTTGTATCTATAACAACCTGAGTCGTAGAAAATATAAGATATATTAATGCTGGGGGACAAATTTCTTGCAATACCATTATTATATTATATTACGATAAAAAAAGGTTTCCTTCTTCTAACCGACCAATTTCTTCCCCAATCTCACTGTCATCCATACATTGATAAACTATTCCATTATCTGGATCAGTTGCATAATATTTAATTCCATCTAACTCTATTTCTTCTACATCAAATTCTTCCTCTTCCTCTTCCTCTTCCTCTTCCTCTTCTTCTTCCTCTTCTTCTTCCTCTTCTTCTTCCTCTTCCTCTTCTTCTGCTTTAGTTGTATTTATAGTTTTAACTATTTCGGTAGTTCCTGTCAAACTTTGTAATTGTTTTTTTTGTGGAGATTCTTCATCTTCTTCACTATCACTATCAATTGTTGCATATTTGCCTGCATTTTGTGCCATTAAAACTGTTTTTATTATATTCGATGACTTATAATCTTCCGCAGCTTCATCTTCGTCTTCATCTTGGTCTTCGTCTTCATCTTCGTCTTCGTCTTCATCTTCGTCTTCGTCTTCATCTTGGTCTTCGTCTTCATCTTGGTCTTCGTCTTCATCTTTATCTTCGTCATCATCTTCACCTTCGTCATCATCTTCACCATCGTCTTCATTTTCATCTTGTGTCGAGTATACAGGCTCAGCATCGGAATCTTCAAGCACACTAAATGAAGAAAAGTGGCCTGGTATTTCTGCAATCTTACTCTCAATATTAGATGTTTGTTGCTTCCAGTATTGGTATCCTGAAGAAATACTATTTACTTGTTTTTTTAATGCTTCCAATTCTTTTTCTTTTATATGTTCGACAATTTCTTCTTTAGTAACACTACTTGTGTCACTATCAATTTCACGAACTTCCAGACTAATATTTTTAATATTTTCTACGGCTATATTCGTAGATTCTGAAAATGATTCTTGTTGCATTTTTAAATTTTTATTTTCTTCCTCAAGTTTTTCTATTATAGTTAATAATTCTTTCTTCTCCTCTAGCAAACTTTTTACAATTGGTAAATTTAAAATCATATTTACATTTTCTTGCAAAGTTAATTGGTCTTTAGATACTCTAGCTAGAATACCTTCAAACTGGTTTTTGATATGTGTAGCAATATCATCTACTACAGCAGTTACGTCTATTTCTGGTGCGTATGACATTAATATTATAAATAGATCAGAAGCGTTTAAATGATTATTTTTAAATTTTTATTTAGTATATATGTCTGACAAAAATGTTATCAATATTGAAGAATCTGAAGATATTAAAAAAAGAGCACAAAAAGCAAAACGCCACGAAGAAATTATCAAACTTATAATGAGACAAACAAATTATTCTAAAGAAGAATGTGAAACTAAACTTTTAGAATGGAAAAATAATTACCTTCACGTTATTAAAGAATATATAAACCCTGATTTTTATAAAACCAAACCCAAAATATATAATTCCAGAAATCAAGGAGTTATGACAGAAATTAGAGGTTTTATGGATAATATAAATAAAGACTATTATAAAAAAAAAGAAGCTAGAGAACACTATAAAAAAATCTTAGAACAATACCATTTTAGAAAACAGGCTGAAAATATTAAGGTAAATGATATATCTAATAATTAATTCTATGTAATATATAATGTCGGGTATAGAACTAATTTTGGGCACATTATATGTAGCGGGAACAATAAGAGCCGCCATAACAAGTGTAAAGGAAGCAAAAAATTTTTCAAAATGGGTTAAGAAAAAACAATTAGAAAAGCGACAAAAACAAGAAGAATGGAATTTAATAGAGGTGTGCAATGATGAATTTATAATTGTAGATAATAATAATGGGTATAATTCCAATATTATTATTATTTCACAGAAACATTAAAATTATTGTTTACTATCTGAGATTTGTTAGTAGGCGGGTTTTTTCTTTTTAATCTATATGTTTTTTTAACAGTATCAACTGTTAATAAATTACTATAAATATTTGGAACTTCATTGTTTTCTTCATATAATTCCGGGACAATTTTTGTTAATGGTTTATCTACTACTAAAAGTAGTCTATCGTCGAATAATAATTTTCTATATTCATTAATGGTGAGGTTACCGTGATACTTATCTAATGTATAAAATGGATTGGGTGCTGGTTTTATACTTTTTTCATAGTCATAAATTTTACCATAAATGTTATTTAACATAGCATATCTTTCCCATCGTGTTGATTCATCTATTTGCTCTTTTTTTAAATATGCCGTTGCACATTCGGGACTACAAAAACAACCATATACTTCAGTAGTTTCTCCTCTTTTCTGTTTCGGGATATAAATTGGTGGATTATCAAAAGGACACGTGCACCAAAAACAAGCAGACCGTTTTGTCACAAGTTGATTTTGATGCAGTGATTTTTTTAATTGTGATAATTTATCCCATATATATTTTAAATCATCTGAATCACCGTCATTATGTGTATAAGTAGATTTAGTTGGTGTAGCGGTATTTAAATTTTTATATGGTAATTGAGTTACTTTATCAAATGTATATGAATCAAATATACTATCATTAATTTTAGTATTTTTCAAATCTTTTGTAGATGTTTTTAAATGAAGTATTATATTTGGCATTGCTATTTTTGCATTTTCTTTCTTAACTAATTCTTTTTTTTTTATTATCTTACCACCTTTTGGTTTCCTGCCTCTTTTTTTAGGTATTTTTTTTGGTTTAGGGTCTGATGTTGGTTTTTTTGGTTTTCTTCCTCTTTTTTTTGGTTTCTTTTCTTCCATTATATTTCAAAATAAGTATTTTAATTTAAATCCTTTTATTTTATACTTTTTTCTTTTTAATTTGTATGATTGGAGAAATTTTCTGTGGACTTTATTCTATTTATTGTTGCACCTTTTGCAGTGCTATTATATATGCCGAATGCAAAGAAATACGCGATGCTAGGCAAGCAAGGATAAATGAATACACAAGTCTCAATACGACTAACCCCCCTCCCATAAGAATGCTTGAAGAACGAGAATTTGCTCAAACTAAATTACCTACAATATATGAAGCAGGTGAAATAGTATAAAAGAGATTTATATTATTTATATAATGGAAAGAATTCATCAACAAATTCGAGATAATTTTGAAAAAGCTTTTTTTGATTTACTTAAACAAAAAGTAGCCGAAGACCCGCCTGATTATGATTGGCTTGTTAGATTATATACAGAAATAAGAAATAAATTATGCAATCTTGTTAAACGAGACTCGACGATGTGGAGAGATATGCAAGAAAAACTTGACCCTGATTTCTTTAAACAACTTATTACAAATAAGGTTTTCGATGGAAAAAGTATGTATGGTCTTATATGCTACACGTTCGGCTTATGTATGGAACTAGGTTCGCCAGCCAGAGATTGCGAAACAAAAGTTCTACGCGATGAAGTAATCTCTCTAGCCCAGACTTCTGAAGGAACATTTGCCAATATTGTTCCACTCTATATTAAGAATATTAATCAATGCATAGACTTTATTTATGAAGATATTCATAAAATATTAAATCCAAATAAACAAGTAAATACCACTACCTCTTCAGAAAATTGAAAATCTTTTTAAGGATGTTGGGTATATCACACAACCAAAAGCACATACACTTATCTAGATACAAAGTTAAATCTATAACTATAAAATGTTCACAACTCATAACACCACTCGCGAACAAGGTCTGGTAGCTGCCGCAGCTGTAGAACGGGCTATGAACCGTCACGTATGCTGTAAGAGCCAGTTCAAGTTTAAGTGCTTCTCCTGTGGTGAGATGATCAACCGCGGGGACAAGATTACAAAGTGCACAACCTCTAAGGATGATGGGATGGACCTGAGGTTCAGAGGCGCAGACAGCCGAAATGGTCTCACTATGGATGAAACAGCCTTTTATATGGCACAAACCGGAACCAGAACATGGGTCCATATCGGCTGCATCCCCTGTTATTGGGATTCGTTGCCAGAAGACAGCAACGAATATTCTCCCCCTGCCCTCCGTTCTGTCTGGACGGATTGGGGCACCAAGATGGCAGACGAGTTCGAGGAATGGCGCCAGCGCACCAATCACTATGATATGGAAGAGTTTTGTAAAAAGCACGGTTATCCTCAGGAGAAGTGGATGAAGGACCGTATTGAACGCGCTGTTACGCGATTTCAGGCAATCTGGCGAGGCTACATTTACAAAAAGGCGTATCCAATAGCTCTCCGTGCGGCGAGAGCCACAGAGGCAATTAACCTCAACGCACGTGCTACACTGTCTACACAAAGCAAGCCACCGCATAATCATTACGCACGAATCAAAGCCAATTCTGAGCGTGACGACGCCGAAGCTGAGGCGATGTTCTATTGTCACAACAAAAGCAGGGTAGGTTCCAATAGCACAATTCTCTTTAATCGTGGAGAGAAAACCGAGGCAATATACAGCTGTGAAATTGTGACCATTTCGGGAGAGTCTAACGGAGTGCAGGTTTATGTCAAATTTCACTACGACCAAGAACGAAGAAAGTATCACTGGAAAAGGTTCAAGCTGCTTGAGAGGGAATGCCACAGTTTTATGATTGAGAGGGGAATGCTACTGCTAGAATTTGAAGGCAAGATACCAACTAATCCTCACTTCTGGAATGGACACAACTAACTATAAAAAGTAAACATAACAATATGACGATGTAGCTGCAAACTACTCTGAATGTTATGTGAAAAATAAAAAATCAAAAAAAGAAAAAAATAAAAAACCAAAAAGATTTTTTATTTATATTATTAAAATATATAATGTTTTTTGGAAAACGCGGAAATATTGTAGATTCAACAATAGAGACGAAGAGAAAAAAAATAAAGACAATGATATCTGACGGAGCTATCGCTCACGAGTGGAAATTTCCCCTTTTTAAAGAATTTTTATCATATTTAGAAAAAAATAATATAACTTATTTTTTAACAGGTGGAACATTACTTGGTTGTATTAGACACGGTAAACGAATACCGTGGGATGATGATTTTGATATATTTATATATTCAAAAGAAATGGCAAAACTACTAGCAATAAATAAACAATACAATATAGTAAAAAATGAATGGAATTTTTATTACTTATACACTAAAAATAACAAACGCGTTTTTTTAGATATATTTAATGAAAATGATACGTTTTATAGTAAACCAATGTCCATAAAACCTCAAGGTTCAATATTGCGAAGGAAATTTAATAATATTAATTGCAATATTAGTAGTAATTATAATAAAGAATTAAAATATTGGTATGGCAATAACTATTTAACTACCTATGTTGTGGACAATCATTCAAATACATTAAATATTCAAGATGGAGTGGGTGGAATTATTCTATATAGAAATAAATTAGGAAAATTTATAATACAACAGCACAATAACTCCAAATTATCATATCAAAATAAAACTTCCAATAATTTAGCAACCAGATTTACATTCTCGATAAATTAAAAAATAAAAAAAATTTTATAGGTGAACTCCTTAATCAACTGGAGTTTTATTTTTTATTTAGTGGTTGAATCCTGCGGAAATAAGGGAGATTTTGTTAGTTGATTTTGGTGCTTCAGTTGGAATGAAGCCGTAATTTTTAAGGGTTTGGTCAGGAAGTGATAGGAGGTCAACTATGAATTTTGGTGTAGTATCAGCAAATGCTATGTTAGGCAGTTTAATACCCCGTGCTGATAGGGCCGCCTGGTATTCAGGAGTATGCTGATCTATTGTGCCTATATCTAATATGTATTGTTGAAATGTTCGCCGACCTTGTGCATTAAGTTTAGTATAGCGGTCTCGTATTCTATCTAGGTAGAATCCGTAGGCTCTACTGTGGCAGAATGCATAGGCTTTTTTACCTGAGGGCCAAGTAAAACCTGGCATATTGTAGCAGCAGGCTAATAGGTTAGATTCGTGTCGGGTTAGACCCAGGTATTCTTTTGGGTGATAGGAAGTCATTGCATTTTTAGTAATCTTTTTAGTATCAAATTTTTCTAAAGGTGAAATAAAGGCGGATAGGGATGGAGATAGAGCTATTTCGTGAGGAGTGCTCTCGCTCCAGAGTATGAGATAAGGTTTTTTACTACAGTCAACTGTGACCATTCGTCTGCGTCCTCCGTAATGCTCCTGCATCCAGTTAGGGTCTGGTTTAGTCCAGTTTTTGCACCCATTTTTAACCCAGAGGTCGTAAATTGGTTTAAGGTCTGCACCGTTCATATCCCAGAATACGAATCGTCTTTGACCTGCTATTCCAGCTATGCAGGCTATGTCTCCTGGCAAGAGTTTGATGGTATCATCCTTAACTTCGAAGATATTTTTGCCTTCTATGTGTAAGGAATTATCGTCTAATTTAAAGCGATTGCAAATTCTAAGCCTATTAGGTGCGTATATAGTGGTGCCACCAGTTAAAGTGTCAAATACACTCATTAAGGTATTGCTGCTATGAAGGAGATGGTGAATAGGGGTGAAATATTGGTGAACCATTCCTGAGGCCGCGTCAGGTGCTTTTTGCTGCTTATATTTATCTACCATTAGCTTTTGTAGAAGAGGGGGTTCTTTGATGGTATTTTCTTTAAATATTGCATTGGAATTCTGATAGAATTTTGTAGTGTTTACAGCGTTGTTCCGCTGTAAAGTTGTAATGTCGTCTAGAGCTATTACTGCTACGCCGTGCGTATTGAGTAGTGTTTGGATTTCACTAGGGCTTTTAGCCTCAATGATTTTAAGGTCGATTTCGCTAGGTTTTGGGATTGGCATTTTCTTGTGTTTTTTAATATATTAAAATTTGTAAAAAGTTTTTCAATTTTCAAATTTTATAAAAGTTTTTCAATTTCTATAAAATTGAATTAAAAATATTCCATATATTTAAGTTATAAATAATGAGTGTTACTAAGGAAATACAATATGGTTACTATTCAGAAAAACAAAAAAATCGAAGGTGTAATGCAATGCGAAGTCAGCGAGGAAGATATCCAAAAAGCAGTATTTATTTGAATACCAATGGTGAAAAGATTGAAGTCACTGAAGTATCAAAAAAATCTCCAGAAGAATTTGATAAAAAATTTGATGATATGAAATATGTTGGTGTGGTCACCAAATGGGTTAGAAGTATATGTTGATAAATGATAAAATCACACCAACACAGTCGATTGGTAGTTTTCTTGCGTTATCTAAACCAACTAAATATTTTTTTCTAGCATATTTTAAATTAGGATTACTAATACTATACTCCTGACCTTCTTCTTCTCCTCCATATTGCACTATATTTAACATTATTTGTCTCTTATGCGAAAAAATGGGTCTGAATATATTACCATTTGTATCTAAATAATATCCAATACATAATTCATTATGAGTAATCCAATATGCTTCCCCGGATAAAATCTTTGGATGTGCAATCTGAAAGTTTATAGAATATGGGCAAGGAAAGCATTTGGGCACATTGACTTTTTGTTTTATCATTATAAAATTATTATTTCCCCAATTTTCAGACAGAATTAATTTGCGGTATTTAGTTGCATTCATTTTAAGGTATATATACTAATCTTATTAACAATCAATTTTATTTAAAAATTTAACATAAATTTTAATTATATTGCAAATGATTAATTCTTTTTTTCTTTATAAGATTTCAAATTTATATATACCCAAATTTGAAATATTGCTAATAATAAATATAAAATCGAGATTACTGTTTGAAATTCCATTTTTTATAGTTTAAGTAATTAATTTATAAAGTTTCAATTTACAAGTTTTTAATTTAACCACTAAATTACATCTTAATAAAGAATTTTTCTGTTTCTTGACCGTTTTCATCTAGTCCCTTTTCCCACTTAGCAATAACCGTAGGATTTATCTTATTGTCAAGTATATCTTGTGGGTCGTATACATTTTTATTATTATCAATATAGTAAATAATTCCATTGATATCTTGAGCCCATACAGTTACCTTTTTCTCTATAGGGGTAATATTTTCATCATCCATTTTTCCGTGAGGAGTCCCTTTAATATGAGTTCCGCAAAAGATTGACTCATCTTTTCGTCGCCGTGTGCATTGCTCTCCGTTAGCTCTTTTTGCACAACATCTACAATGTAAAGGAACAATATTTTTCACACGTTTTCTGCGTTGTAAATCTTCCTTTGTGATAGATATACCCTCGTAGGAATATATATATTTCATAATCTTAGATTGCATCTGTGGTGTAATATCTTTCCCTAATTCTTGAGTAATATGTGTTTTAACGTCATCTTTAAACTTATATAAGAAAGCGTTAAATCGTGTATTCAGTTTTTTTTCCATGATTTATATTTATAATATATGATATATATAAATCAATTTTTATATCTTTTATTCATATACGTATGAACCGATACTTAAAGGGAGAATTAATAAAAAAATAATTATTGCATTGCACCATAGTTGATATGGCATAAAATTTGCTTTATTTACTGTCGGAAATAAAAATCCAAATGTAGAAAAAATTAAATTAACTACAAAAAAAGCTAATATTGCTATGATAAATTTATTCATATATATATATATATATTTTACTCTATATTATATTTAAAATTTATATCCCAGAATAAAGGTAGTTTTTGATTTTGATCAGGATAATATAATCCCAAAGGAATTAATTGCGAGGGTTTTCTCAATACATATGCTCTATATTCGGGATATATCGTATTTATATTTTTTAATTTAAATGGACTCATAGTCAAACTGTCATATATTTTTGGCCACTCCTTATTAAGTTTCGAGTTTTTTTGTTGATAGTTTTCATATTCTTTTAAATTTTTAATTGTTATATCTAATCCTTTTATTCTATTATAAAAAGGATCTGTATTTTGATACATAATATGCCATGACTGTCTTCCTAAAAATACAGCATAACGTATTATAGCACCAAATTTTTTAAATCTTCCATATTTATCAATATCATTTCTATGTTGTGTTTCTATTTTATTTACATCACTGGTTAACCAAATAGCAGTTTTAAAAGAATTTTGGAAATCCCATAAGCTGTTATGGGGTCCGAATGGCCATTTTAGCCCCCATTGGACACCCAAACCTAAGACCTCCGCGATTTTTTTCTTCGACACACCGTAAAATCCTACATCTGGGATGGACAATTTTTTTTTGTTATATTTTAAATATATTAGTATTGGATTTTCATAAAATATTGAAAAAACTGAATAATTAATTGGAAAATTAAGAAATTTTCTCTTATTGCATATCTCATCCATTAAACAAAATGATACTGTCCCTTTTGGTCCACTTCCAATATTATAATTACTAAATACAATGTTGTAAGATACATCTATAAAAAAGTACAAATCTTTACCTTTTTCAATATAACCGGCTATTTTATAATGTTCTATGGATAATTGATTACTTATATATTTTTTTACTGTTTCCAATGGCGCTGTTTTATTATAGTTTTTCGTAAATGGAAATATCATAAAATCTTCACCATTTGGGTTTGAATAACGATTCAGTAAGTACATAAGAAAAAATTTAGGTAGTTTAGGTTGACCGTTTCTATTTATCTTAGGATATTTTAAATGATATAATGATGATTCACTTTCTTCATTAGATTGGATATTAAAACAACATATGTGTATTTTTTTTTCTTTTTTTGATATACTTTTATAATCTTGACACAATATTGGTTTAATATTATAAAGTATTTTGGCATAATCAACATATTGTTCAGTCATTATAATATTATACTATTTTTATTTTTTATTTTTTCGCTTTATATTTTCTTTTATTTTTTCTTCGCGTGAATTTAAAATATGTTTAGTCAGATTGCCTATTTGTGCTGGGTCATCTTTAAACCACTCTGTAAGAGATTTTATCAAATGTTTTTTACTTAATGCCGATTTTACCTTATTTTGCGTATACATCAGCTTCCCATCGGAAATATCAAAACATTGAATATCATTAGATTTCATTACTTCAACTAAATTTGATGTGAATGCCTTTTTTTCCTTACGTTTTTCTTTTATTACTTTCTGCAATTTTTTTATATCGTTATCAATTGTAATCCAACCTCTTACATTTTCTATTAATTGTTCTTTATCCATTATATTACTTATTTATTTATTTTTAAATGTTTTCCACATCTTTTATTTTGAATAAATTGTGATTTTAATTTACATCCACATTTCTCTCCTTTTCTTTTGCCACTTTTAATTATTGCTTCACAAATAGGATATTTAACAACTTCCGTTTTTTTATTATCTTGATTCATATAGTATAAATGACTACCGCAAAATTTTTCGTAACACGCTTTTCCACATTGTTCACCTTTTCTTTTCCCACTTTTTAATATAGCTGAACAAATGTTTGCTTTTATGGTTAATGCGGGTGGCCAGTTTACATAACGTATTTTTGGAAAGCCTTTTCTATGAGGTAACAATCCTTTTTGAATTGTTCTACAATATGGACATTTAATTTCACTTTTTGCTAATCTTTGCGTTTCTAAATGGTTATATTTCTTTGTTACCTTTTGTGTTTTAATTTCTTTCATTATTGCTTCATAATTAAAAGAATGATTGCAAGTCATTTTAATACAACTATTTTCTAAATTATCACCTGTTATTAAACACTTTTCACGTTCATCATTATTCTCATCACACAGTGCTTCACATAATAATTTTGTAAATAAATTTTGAGTATTTTCTATTTTTATAACAGTATTTTCCATTTATGTTTGTGTTTATATCAAGAAAAGTCTTTATATAAATTATATAAACATGTCTAGAGTTTGGGCCACACCAACTTGGTATTTTTTTCATATGTTTGCAGAAAAAATACATCCAGAATTTTATCGACACAATGTTATTCCTTGTTTCAATATTATACAAAAAATATGCTATAATCTCCCCTGCCCTGATTGCAGATATCACGCAACAAGTTATATAAATACAATTACTCCTCGAGATGTTTCAACTAAAGAAGATTTAAAATTTGTATTATTTACATTTCATAATGATGTTAATAGACGTTTAGGAAAACCTATATTTACCTGGGACCAATTAAATATATATAAAAGAGCAAGAAAAATGCAAATTTATAATTTATTTGTAAATAAATTTAGTGGCGGGTATTCATCGCGTCGAGATTTTACTCAATGGCATAGAACAAAAGTAGTAAATCAGATAAGTAGTTTTATGAGACAATGGTGGAAGTATTTTTCTTAAATATTTTTAAAAATTAAACATATTTAAGTTTATAGTAGTGTGGGTTTAACTCTTACGAATAGTGCATTTGAATTTTGTTGTTCCAATGCGTTTACATACTTGTTTATCAGAAGCAGTTTCGGAAAAATATGTCCACTCTGGGTGTGTAGCATAAATTAACATATAATAAAGACCGCCAAATACTAACCCCATTATAGAGCCTAAAACTATATCTTGACTACCAACACACTTCAAACTTAATCTTACAAAAATATTACTAATGCATAAAACCACTAATGTAGTAAAAACACCTATATTCCAATTTCCAGATATCCACATATTAGCACATACATAAACTAATGTGAAAAATAAATACAATGTGTTGAACGCTGGTGCACTATAAGCATTTAATTCTAAAATACTTAATTCAAATATATTGCAGCCTGGATGTGCTTCGGCCGGCTTCCGAATTTTAAATAAAAGTCTTGATATTAGACCCAAAAATGACGCTAAAACACCTCCTGCTAAGAATATTAATCCTTTTAAATCTTGTCTAAAGAAAGATTCTAGAACTAAATAACTAGTTAACATAAACGGTGATAATAATGTTATGAATTTAATTATATTACTAGGTGATGGATGCATAGGCATTGTATATATATATGGTTTATATTTTTTTATGCAAAAACAAGTTTTAATACTTCCTTTATGTGTGATACAGAAACAAAGGTAATGTCATCTAAGAAACCATCTTTATCATACTTTTCTTTAAATTTATTATAATTATTCTCATTGTCTTTCGGAAAAATAAATGTTGTAACATTTGCTTTCATACCACCTAATATCTTTAATTCTAACCCACCAATCGCTGTTACATCTCCCTGCAATGTAATTTCTCCAGTAATAGCTACATTATTTTTTATTGGCTTGTTGTTCAAAACACTGTATATCGCGACTGTTATAGCTGTTCCTGCTGAAGGACCATCCTTTGGCACAGCTCCTTCTGGGCAATGGATATGGATGCCTTGGACTTTAGTTTTATCAAACTTTTTTACTAAACTTGCTTGCTTAGCAGAACTAGTTAAAGACCACGCTAATGTTTTTGCTATAGACATACTTTCTTTCATAACATCTCCTTGCATCCCAGTTAATTTCAAATCAAATAAATTGTTGCAAAGATATAATTGTACCTCGATGGGAATAACTCCACCCTTGCCGATAGCATTTGCCCATAATCCATTCATTATCCCCACTTTTGGTTCTTTATGAACCATTTTACTTATAATGGGATTTCGGTCTTTTAAATATTTTAAACGAATATCTTCTTTTGTAATTTTTATTGGCAATTCAATATTGGTATCTCTTTTCAAAAAATTCAAATTTATTTCACTTATTATTTCAAATAAAATTTCTTTTAACTTTCTTACACCAGCTTCATTTGTATATGTTTCAATAATATATATAATTACATCATCATTAATTTCTATTATATCTTCTACCCCCACCTTTTTGTATAATTCAGGTAAAATATATTCTTCTGTAATCGTTCTCTTATCTTCTAATGTTAAATGATTAAATTTAATACGATGTATTCTATCTAATAAAACTTTATCTATCAAATCAACATCATTGTATGAAAAAATAAATAGTGCTTTGCTTAGATCTAAATCAATTCCACTAAAATATTTATCCTGAAATGATTCGTTCTGTGTTGGGTCTACCAAATGTGTTAATATTCCTATAATTTCTTTACCATTTTCCGTTCTACTAATTTTATCTAATTCATCAATAAATATAATAGGATTCATACATTTATTTTCAATTAGAAGATCTACTATTCTGCCCCACGTCGAACCAACATAAGTATAATTATGACCTGATAAGGTGCTTCCATTACTAGACCCACCCAATGCTATAAATGAAAAAGGTCTATAACTCGAATCTTCATTCTTCAAACACTTGGCTAATCCCTTTCGAGCCAAAGATGTTTTACCAACACCAGGTGGTCCTTCAAATCCAAAACAATAACCACTTTGCTCTCCATTTATCCACTGACCTATAATTCTTTCTATTTGTCTTTTTGCCAATTTGTGTCCGTGCACAGCACTATCCAATATTTCATTCATATTTTCCATATAACTAGAAATTTTGTCTATATTTGTTGTTATTTCTGTTACATCTTCCTCAATACTTAAACTATTAATATTTTGTATATTAATTTTCGCACCCAATTCATTTAATATATTATCATTGCTATTATTTATTATAAATTTTTCTATGTTTTCTTTCATATATCCCGTGCGTTTCCCAGAATGTCTGAGTTTTTGATAATCTAGTGAATATTTTTTTATAAGACCATTAATATAACATACATTTGTTATCAAATTTTCACGTTTTCCAGAAGTATATGTTTTCAATAATGAATTAATATGTGTATTGTTTATTTGTGGCATTATTTCATTTTTCACCACATTTATATATTTTGATAATTCTATATTTGTATATTTTGATTTTTTTGGAACTAAATCCCCACACTCAATAGATGAAATAATATTTTCGAATTTCATTGATGATTGTTTCAATAAGGTTAAAATATTTTCTTGTCTATAAATTCCAAAAGGAATTTTTAATAATCCATCCAAATATTGTCTAGCTTTTGAACCAGAATCTTCGCTTTTTGCCTTTACTTCTTTCAGTTTAATCATCGCTTTCTCTTTGACCCTATCACTTGCTTTCATCAAACAAATTTGTTGTTCAATAGGTATTTTATTACTATCAAAATTAGAGAGATTTTTTGTATATTTTACTGTGGATTTCATTGCATCTTGAAAATATTTTTTAATTGACCACGGCAAACTATCAAATAATAAAGTTTGTTCAAATGTATCTACAGAACCACCATTTTCGTTGGATAATAAATCATATAGTAAATAAGCTAAATACTGGAATTCAGGGTCACTATATTTAATAAGTAGCTGTATAATTGTTGTTCTCTGTCCATACAATGAATTCGATAAAAATTCTTTTACTAATTGTGATATTGTCTTTTGTTTCATGAGTTTTGCCTGATTAATATACCCAACATATCTTTGTCTCAACTCTTCACAATTATATACCAATAATTCTTTTATTGTTCTTGATTCAATAAATCTAGAATAATCCTCCGTTTGAAATATTGGGTCTTCCTGTTTTTCTTTTAACATTGCTAATTTATTATTAATAAATGTATGATTGAAACACGGTATAACAATATCATCTATTATACCACATATAATTAGAGTTTTTTCCTTTTCCGGATTTTGTATGGACACCTTCACACCATATACCTTAGTTTGAAATTTTTGACTAGTTCTAGCCATATCAAAACAATCAAACGTTTTCGATACTTCTACAATCATAAAATCTTCTACAATACGATTTTTTTTTAATTTGCATTCTTTCTCTTTCTTATTTTTGTCAGTATTTTTTAACCAGCCCATTACTTTATAACTTATTGGATGAATATAGGTTTTTAATATTTCCCAAATATCACGATTTCCATCATTTATTATTGATGATAAATATGTTTCTCCAAAACATACTGATATAAGATGTTCCAAACTTTCTGTTCCATACGAACGAAATATACTTGATAGTTCATTATTGATTTTTTGTAATCTATTTACTATATCATCATAGTTAATGTCATTTTTTGATATGAGTGTATAATTTAGTTTTTGTATTTCGGTATAAAGCGTTTCTAAACTTTTTATACACAAACTCATTTCTCCTGCTGAAATCACATCAAGTAGTTTATATTTTTGCACTGATAACATAGTTTTTTGTATCATAGAAATATATTTATCAATCTTGTTTTTAGAAAATAAATATGGATCGATTTTGTTTAATTTTTTTTTAGATTGTGTCGAAATCTTTTTGTTTTGCATCGTTTTGTCTAAATATTACTGCGATTTTAATATTTTTAAAAAACACACACAGTTTTTATTATGATTTTTTGAAATTAGTATAATAGCCATCAAAAAATATCGCACATTTTATAGGATAAAAAAAAATTGAGCTAACTGAAAAATTTACTGCTCCTATATTTTTATAACCATTTAGTGTTTGCATATTTTGTATACCTCCGCCCGCTATTATAGTTGTATTTGGATATTTTTCTATGACTTTTATCATCTTACTAACATATGGTATTAATGTTGGTCCACTTAAACCACCTCTTGTAACTGGTAATGTATTGCAACAATGAAACTGGCGAAATCCCATAGAATAATAGTTTTTTATTGTTTTGTTTTTTGTCAATGGTGACAATTTTACTATACACCATTCACGATGCTGATTTAAAAAATTACCAATACCTTTATCATTTAAATGTTTATTGATATTTGGACAACTTACATTTAATTCAATATTTGTATTTTCTGGTAACATTTTTAATATTGGTTTTATTTCAGATTCCTTCATAATAGCTATACTTAATATATCAGTCTTATGATTGTAATTATCTATGCCATATTGTAATCCTTTATTTCGTAATCCAATTTTGTTGACCCAACCATTTTTATCAAATGAAAATCGGAGTGTTTTTAATATCTGTAAAAATAAACCATCTCTTGGTTCCAATGTATAACTTCCTTTTATTGATTTAGTTTGTGGAAGATGTATATAGTTTCCAAACGGTGGAGAGATAAAAAGCATTTTATAGATATATATTATACATTTTAAACGATTTGACAAAGTAATATTTATAGAATGATATTAAACATAAAAACTGAATTTATAGTAAATGGGTATACCTAGTTATTTTTCATACATTGCAAAAAATCATACAGATATTATTCAAAAGTTGTGTAAATTCGAGAAGAATATAGACAACCTTTATCTAGATAGTAATTCAATTATTTATGATTGCTTACGTGCCATATCTGATGAATATAAGAAGTGCAAAAATGATATTGAATTTGAAACCATGCTTAATATAGCTGTATGTAAAAAGATTGATGAATACATTTTACATTTACAACCTAAAAAAAAAGTATTTATTGCATTTGATGGTGTTGCTCCTGTAGCGAAATTAGAGCAGCAGCGAAACAGAAGATATAAATCCAACCTTTTATCACAAATTAGAAATAGTATAGAAGAAGATGAAACTGTAATGTGGAATAAAACAGCTATTACACCTGGAACTAGATTTATGGTAAATCTAAATTTATTTATCCAAAAATATTACAATAAACAAGAAAAACAATTTGGAATAGAAGAGTTTATTATATCAGGCTCAGATGAATGTGGGGAAGGTGAACATAAACTATTTCAGTATATTCGTGATAATTCTTCTTATCATCACGGGACAGTAACAGTTATATATGGACTTGATGCCGATTTAATTATGTTATGTATTAATCATTTGCCTATTTCAAAACAAATTTATCTTTATAGAGAAACACCCGAATTTGCAAAATCATTAAATAGAAATTTAGAACCAAATGAGTCGTATCTAATGCATATACCGTCTTTAGCAAATAGAATTGTTTTGGATATGAATGGGCAACGCAAACCAAATACTAAACAACAGCGAAATAGACTTTATGATTATATTTTTCTATGTTTTTTTCTGGGAAATGATTTTCTTCCACATTTTCCTTCAGTAAATATACGAAATGGTGGTATTCATACAATGATGTCAGCTTATAAAAATACTATAGGCAAAACAAATGATAATTTGACCGATGGCAAAAAAATTTATTGGAAAAATGTTAAAAAACTTGTTGCATCTCTTGCTGATCAAGAATACAGTAATCTGATGTCGGAATATAAAATTCGTGAGCGAGGAGAGAAACGATTTATTAGAGCAAAAACACTTGATGAAAAAATGAATAAACTTCTCACTATTCCACAGAAACACAGAGAAATTGAAAAATATATCGACCCACGCTCTAATTATTGGGAAACACGTTATTATAAAGCATTATTTGATATTGATATTACAGATGAATGGAGAAAAAAAATATGTGTGAATTATTTGGAAGGTCTGGAATGGACTATTTCGTATTATACAGATAAATGCAAAGATTGGAGATGGTCATATCATTATAATTATCCACCACTATTCAGTGATCTATTGACATATATTCCTCACTGGGAAACCATAATGATTGAAGAGAATAATCATACTGCTGTAACACCAAATGTTCAGTTAAGTTATGTATTGCCAAAATCTAGTTTATCACTATTACCTGATAATATTAGAAAAGGTCTATTAGAACATTTTCCGCAACTTTATGATGATGATTGTAAAATATTCTGGGCCTTTTGCAAATATTTATGGGAAGGGCACGTTGATTTTCCACATATTAATCTAGAAACGCTAGAAAAATTTGTCTCATCTTGTTAATATTAAAGAATTATCTGTATTTAAAAACTTGCAACCAAATTAAACTATAATGACAACACAAGAGACCCGTGTAGTTTACATAACAGACAAATCGGAGTTTTTAGAGTTTCTAAAAAATAATCCTTATGTTATCGTTAAAGCAACAGCTACCTGGTGTAAACCTTGTAAAATGATAAAGCCTTTTGTCGATAAATGGATTGAAATTCTACCACAAGCAATAAAAGTTGTTGTAGTGGATGGTGACCAAGGCGCATCTATAATGCGTGCTTTGCGTTGGAGTGCTTTTCCAACAATGGGAAACTTTATTCACGGACAACCTATGGATGTTGTTCAAGGCGCTAACAAAGAACAGATTGGTAAACTTTTTCAAAAAACTGTTAATAGAATGAATTCGGCTTAATTTGTTTTTATCGCATATATAAAATCGATAAAAACTATATGGATGACCACGATCTTAATTTAGATAATTATGATTTAGCTGATATTTTAAATCTTTTTGATTGTAACTATAGTTTTACAATAGATGATCTTAAGAGAGCCAAACTCAAATATTTAAAAACGCATCCAGATAAATCAAACCTACCAAACAATTATTTCTTATTTTATAAAAAAGCTTATAAAACTTTAGAAGATGTGTTTCGTTTTAGGCAAAAAAAATTTCAGTGCGCACACAACGTTGCATATAATCCAGAAGTTGGTGATAATAATATTCAATTACTTAAATCTCTCCACGGTATGAAAATAAATGAGTTTAATGATTGGTTTAACAAAGCTTTTAACAAGGTGAAAATACATGACGAGAACAGTGATACGGGTTATGGAAATTGGTTACAAAGTGAAGATGCCGTTAGTGAAGATAAACCAGTTAGCTTAGCGCAATTTGGTGATGCATTTGAAAAGAAAAAACAAGAATGTAAAGCTCTTGTTATTAAAAGAGATATTACAGAATTAAATCAAAACTATGGTTCAGATTTAATAAGAGATAAATGTGAAAATTATTCCTCGGATATATTTAGTAAATTACGTTACGAAGATGTAAAAAAAGCACATACCGAAACAGTAGTCCCTGTTACACATCAGGATTTTTTAGATAGACCACAATTTGATAGTGTAGATAGTTATAGAAAACATAGAGATACACAAGATGTTGGTGCTCAGAGTTTGAATCAAGCAAAAGACTTTTTAGCAAAAAGAGAATCTAATAATAATGAATTTAACTCGAATCGTGCATTTAAGTTACTTAAACAAGATGAAGAAATTGGACGTGTCAATGAAAAATGGTGGTCGAATTTAAAACAATTAGAGAATAGATAAATCTTTACCTATATTATATAATGTTGAAATACATAATATATTTTATAGTTTTAACCAGTATTGGAATGTTGTATGATAAATATAAAAAGAAATATCTTCCTAGCGACACTGACAAAAATGATAAATTAATTAAAGATTTCTTACTTAATGATTCATTACTTTCCAATAATAAACCTATTATGTGGATTCATACTAGTTATAGTATTAATTCTAGACAATGGCCTTCGTTCTATAGTAGAAACACCAAACATTTGAATGAACCTTATATTCAAGCGTGTGTAGAAAGTTTAGTGAAACATTGTGGAAATTCATTTAATATTTGCTTGATAGATAATAACTCCTTTTCAAAACTTCTTCCACAGTGGAGCATTGATATTAATCGTTTAGCTAATCCCTTAAAGGCTCATATGGAGAGATTGGGTCTAGCTAGATTACTAACTAATTATGGTGGATTTCTTGTTCCTAATTCTGTTATTGCATTAAAAGATTTAAGCGGTATTTTTAATGATGCTTTATCAAAAACAGATGCATTTGTTGTAGAAGGAATTAATCGCACCAAAACAAATGATATATCTCTTTTTATTCCTAATTCTAAAATTATGGGTTGTGTTAAAAATAGTAAAAATATGCAAAATTATCTTAAATATTTAGAAACACAAGTATCTACTGATTTTACAGAAGCAATGGACTTCGAAGGAACCACCAATAAATGGTTGTATAAAGAAACTAAAGAAGGTAGGATTACTTTACTAAATGGCAAGCTATTTGGTATACGTAATAAAGAAGAATGTCCTGTTTATGTTGAACAGCTTTTACAAAATTCATTTGTTAAATTTTATTCAGAAATGGTTGGTTTATATTTACCTAATGATGAAATTTTATTAAGAACTAAATATGGCTGGTTTTCTAGAATGAGTAAGAAACAAGTCATGGAAAGTAAGACCATAGCCGGAAAATATATGTTAATAAGTCACGGCTCAAAATAAATAAAATATATTATTTCATATTTAGATTTACTATATTTTATATTTGATGTGTAAGCTATTAGATGATTTTTACATATTTGCCTTAATACGGTAATTAAATTTTTATAGTTATCACCTCTATCCAAGTAAAAATGTTTGGATTTATGATAATACTCTTTTAAATCTTCAAATAATTTTACGATTGCACCTTCTATTTTAGCTTTTTTATAAGATACTTTAGACACTCTATAATATTTATCCGTTTTATCACAATACTTATCTAAAAAAGAAAAAATTTTATCTTTCGGATATTTTTTTTTGAATAATTGACTTGTCATTATATTACTAATGCATATTATTTTAAATGCTTTCCACGGTATTGATTAAATCATATGTGAATAATGTAAGTTCGATTTCACTTTCATGAACCGTGTTAAAAATTGTTATATATTTGCAAATAAGTTTTATAATTTTATATTTTAACATTTCATCCAACATATCTGTCATTTTTATAAATGTAAAATAACAATCCAATATATCCATCACAGAATAGCCTTTATCAAATATTATATATATTTGTTTTAATGCAGATGAATAATCTTTATTCACATACCATTTGGTTGTAAAACTCTCAAATTCATAAAAACTAATATTAGTACATATAGATTTCGCTTCTTTAATGGTTATCTCTTCATTTATAAGATTAAATTTTTCCATATAATTAATTAATACTCTTATCGAATTATTACAAATTGTTAATATAAAGTCCCTGGCTTCTTTAGATATATTAAGATTTTCCTTTTTTTCTATTTTATCATAAATTTTCTTTAAATATTGTTTACTTATCGGCTTTATTTTAACTAATATGCAACGCGATTGTATACTATCTATTACCTTTTGTGTATTTGAACAAGATGATATAAAATTCACATTGTGACTAAATTTATCAATAACATTTCTAAAAACTTGTTGACTCTGACTATTTATAAGGTCAATATCATCCATCACAATAAACTTTTTTTTCCCGGAAATTGTTGACGACGTTTGACAAAATGTTCGCAATTCTGTCCTATGGTATTGTATACCTTGCTCTTGCAAGTTATTGATATACAATACATTGTGTGAAGGGATTTTATCTGTTTCATAATATTCCCGTATCGTAGCATTAATAATTGTTGTTTTCCCACAACCATTATTTCCTATAAACAACACATTCAAATTATCCATACTTATCAAACTTCGCAATAGTTGAATAAATTCTTTTCCGATTGCCAAATCACGATATTTTTTTGGTTGGTATCTTTTTAAAAAAGGTTCATTCATATTCATATTTTTATTCGTAATAAAGTATTTAAGCTTTTGTTTATTATAATACATATATGGAAGATTATTACAAATGTTTGGGAGTCAGTGAAAATGCATCTCAGGATGCAATCAAAAAAGCCTTTAGAAAACTATCGTTAAAACATCACCCGGACCGAGGTGGTGATGGAACACACTTTAAAAAAATTAACGAAGCTTATCAAACTCTAGGAGAACCAGAAAAACGACAAATGTATAATATGCAACGCAATAGCCCTTTCGGTGGCATGTTTGGTGGAGGTGGAGGTGGTGATATGGGTAATGTCCCAGATATGCCTGATTTTTTGAAAGCAATGTTGTTTGGAGGTATGGGTGGTCCTCCAGGAATTCATAGGCAGAATAGTTTTTCTGGTATGGGTGGTCCTGGAATGCCTCACGTTCAAATTTTTAGAAATGGTATGCCAATGAATATGAATAATATGAGAAAGCCTACACCTATTATGAAAACAATAGAAATTACAATGAAACAAGCTTATACAGGAATGAAATTTCCTTTAGAAATAGAGAGATGGGTTAATGAAGAGGGCAGTAAACGTGTCGAAAAAGAACGGTTGTATGTAGATATTCCTGCTGGAATTGACAACAACGAAATTATTATTATGCGGAATAAAGGTAATATATTATCACAAGATTGTCAAGGAGATATCAAACTTTTTATAAAAATTACAAATGATTGTAAGCATATGGTAAGACACGGAATGGATTTGGTTTTTGAGAAAAATATTACTTTAAAGGAAGCCTTGTGTGGATTTGCTTTTGATATTGAACATCTTAATGACAAAACATATACTATTAATAATAATACAGGGAAAATTATTACACCACAATTCCAGAAAATGATACCACAAATGGGTATGAAAAGAGGCGAACAAGCAGGAAATTTAATTATAAATTTTAAAATCAAATTCCCAGAGGATTTAACGGATAATCAGCGTATTCAGCTTAGTGAAATTCTTTAAGTATTGTTTAATACTTGTTGTGCGGCGAAATCGGCGAGTGGATTTCCAGCAGCATCTTCAAGCACCGTGGTTGTTGCGGTAAATGCCACGGTGGGGGTATCACTAGACACCACAAGGGCACTAAGTCCAAGTTTTACTTGTCCGAGGCTCAAGTAGAAGAAGTTAACGGTTGGGTTGGAGGCAACTCCCGCGATAGCAAAGTCGGCAAAGTTAACATTGAGGGCACTA